TTGTCATCTTTAATCTCTCCTGTGTTTGCATCATATACTAATTTGTTTCTGTAACGACCCATAACTTCACGAAGATATTGCTCCGCTTTATTCTTAGGTAAGTTACCAACATCAATATAAAATATTCTTCTTTCTGGTGCTCTTGATAGTCTGTAGATAACAAGACTATCTTCGATCATTCTTAATTGATTAACTGCCTTAATTGCTTTATGTAAATGTGACAAGACCATATTTTTATTAAGATCTTGAATACCAGAGTGACAATATGTAATTGAATCTGGTGCAATTTTCAATCCTTGATTGGTAGAATTTCTAAGACCTTTAGGATTGTACAAGAAATACTCAGCACTCTTTTGAGTCAACTGAGTATTAAGATCAGCGTTTCTTAATTCACCAGGTTTTTTCTGTTCATACTCAGTAACCTTGCGAATCTTACGAGGATCGATATATCGTAATTCTATTAAACCGTTACGTGGTTTCTTCGGATCTATAACTTTATGATAGAATAATCTACCATCAACATACCATCTACGGAAGATCTCATAAGATCTATTATCAAAATCTAATAAGCGAAGAATTTCTTGAAACTCTTCTCTCATTAATTTTTTAATTTTTTCTGATACCTTGAGATTAGATAGTTCTAACTCTACAGGTACATCGTCAAAGTTACCACAGATAGTCTCGTTGACTACATCGTCAACCGCACTATCACATTCTGGTTGTAGAACCATCTCTCTATAACGAGTGATTAGTTCATACTCATTTCTAATTTGTCCATCAAAGTCAACAGAGTAGCCATAGTAACCACCACCAACTACGGGTTGTGATCCGTCTAAGCTATCCTTTTGAACAAAAGAAGGTCCCTTGGGAACCTTCTTTGCTCTCTGCAGTGAAAAACCGAAGAGCTGTTGTGCCATTATATTTTAATGATTGTTCCTGTTATATTTAGGAGGTTAGTCCTGGCTCGATTCTGGCATCCAGTATTGGACTTGTAACTCAACAGTGAACTCTTCAACTGCGTCATTGTTTCCAAAGTCAAGATCTATCGCTGCGATATTACTTGGGAATACGTTATAGAACTTGTAAGATTTAAGAATCTTAGGTTGATCTCCCGCTTTAAGGTCTCTTGCTAACTGATGAACTTTCATATCAGCGAAGTAACCAGTACTATCAGACTTGTCTCCAAGACCTGCAGCCGATGTAAAGTTCTCATTATATGCTTGAATACTGCTTGCCCACAATTCAAATGCGGTTCTAACTTTGAACGCACTGTCATTCATAACAGTTATTGTCCAAGGTTCAAATGTCCTGTCTCCTGCAATCTTTAGGACTCTTCCTCTGAAGGGTACTTCGATTACACCAACCTGAGAAGAAGGAAGATTCGCTGCTCTCACAGTAAACTTACCTAAGTCAATGAGGTCTGCTCCTTGAAGTATATCATTTGGGAAGGCAAGATCAACTTGGAATAGATTAGGACGTGCGAAGTCAGAGGTGACTTTCGCCTTAAAATCATCAATAGTTCCTCTTTCTGCCATTGGTTTTGATTTATAAAAAAATTTCCGTCAGTAGTATTTAGACAAAATAATAATTTCGAGCATAAAAAAAGACCCTCGAAAGGGTCTTTCTTTGATATTTCAGTGTTAGCTTGCAACCTCACCGAAACTTACACCTGTCCGTGTTGCAACGAATGTTAGTGTAATGTAGTTAATTGTGCGGGTTGGTTTCAAGTATATCTCCGCATAGAATTCTCCACGGTCAACTGCCTCTGGAGTATTGTTAGAAGAATCACACTTAACTATAAAGTCAGTAACACCTCTACGTCCTTGAACGTCTCTTAGATAAGGTTCGATGATATTAACAAAGAGTGATCTTTGTGATTCATCGTTCTGTTCAAAGAGTTGTGCTTTAGCAGCACCAGAGATAACTCTCTCAACAACCAAGAACAAGCGACGAATGTTAATTCTATCAAATGCACTTGCAAATCCAAGAGCAGTCTTATCACCGAATAGTACCACACCCTGACCAGGGAAGGATACGATTGGGTTAACTCTGTTAGCGTATAAGTTATCACGCTGAGTTTTAGTTGGTGTGTATGCTAGTTTAATAGCATTTCTTAGAACACCACGTTGGAAACCTGCAGGTGAGAACCATGCTTCAGCAGTTTCTGTTGCTTGTAAACATAAACCTGCTACGTCACCGTTACAAGGAATGTATCTATAAACATCGTTATACTTATCGTAGATATATTTGTATCCAGAATCAAATACCATGTATGATGAACTTGGTAGTTGTTTAAAGAATGAAATTATATTTGAAGTAACAGTTGTTCCACTACTTACACCAACAACGTTTGCACGTCTTGGTGAAACAAATAACATACAGTCTCTACGCTCTTCTACAATATTTGTTAGTGAAGTAATCTTAGCGATTGCACTTGCGTCATCAGCACCAGAAGGACCAGCGAGAATAAAGTCGATTGTCTGTGACTCAGGATCTTCTACTAATTGATATGCAGTAGCAACATCAGTATTAGAAACTGTGTAAGCACCACCAGAGACACCGTAATCAGCACCACTAATGAGTCTATAGTAATATGTTGAGTTGTTTTTAGAAGCAACAGTTGTTCTTCCATTAGGATAATCTGTTGAACCTGCTGAAGAACGTAGTAAGTTAAACTGTCTGTTCTGAGCACTTTGTCCCCAGTTACCATCTGAAGCAGTTCCAGTAGCAGCGAATGTTGTATCTTCGTGCTCACCCCAATAGATGTATTGAGATTTCTGTTTGATAACTTCTGGATAGTAGTTAGTTTCTCCTACAGAAGTCTTAGCATCAGATGCTTTAGATAAAGCAGTAAATCTTTCAAGTAATGCACCAACAGTACCTGTAATTTTACCATCTATATCTACCACAAGAACATGCATCTCATCTCTGAATCCACCATTTGCATTTGCAAACTGTGAAGTCTCAGGACGTGGAGCAACGTTAATCCATTTTACACCAGGTAGATACTCACGCTCTGCATACTCGTTTCTTACAGATGTAATAGCAGCAGCAGTTGAGTTTGTATCTTGAATACTATCAGCAGCTGCAAAAGCAACAGTGCCTTTGTCAGATGCAATATATAAACGTCTTTCAATACCGCCTGTTGCGATACTACAAGTGTTTGTTCCTTGAGTAATTACTTGACCATCAGCGATGATACCAGTAACACCTCCACCAGGAAGTCCAATCTCAAGTTTTAGATTTGTTGGATCGTATGATAAAACATTAACTGTTTCGTTAGAACCACTTATACTAATAGTAGTAGTTGCACCAGGTGCAAAATCTCCGACAACCGTATCAACTGTTAAGACTATGGAATACTTGAATACTTTACCTGCAGCACCAGAAGATGCACTTATAGCAGCGTCTGCAACGAATTCGTAATCGTTACCAGAACCAGGAGCAGGGATAACAGCAATCTGATCAGCACCTGCATCAGTTGTAAATATTCCGATTGAGTTACCTTTAGAACCTGCAGTTCTAGCAACCCATGTGAAACTATTGTTTGCTGTTTCGTATGTTGTCTCGTAGTCTTGTAAATTTTTAATTAATGGAGCAGTTCCTGAGTCAACACCATTTTTCAATGTTGAAGATGCTACACGGATTGTTTTTAATGTTCCTCCGTATGCAAGATACTGTGCTGCAGAGAACCAATACTCATAGTTATAGTCATTTGGTTCACCAAATTGTTCTGCTAGTTGTCTCTCACTTGAGACCTCTACGATTTCTTCTACAGGTCCCAACTCAAAAGGGGCTGCCATTACACCAATATTCGCAGTTGATACTGTAGAGACAGTTGTCAGATCTCTCTCTTGTACTACTACACCTGGCGATGATTGATTCGCTGCCATGTTTATATACTCCTAGAATGCCTTAGCGGTTGTCTAAGATTATTTATATTTTTGAAACGTCACCTAAAGTCTAACATGTGCTGAACATCGCCATATTCCGCGAGTTCCCATCTTTCTCCTTGTGCATCCACAATAACTTCGTCTTCTAAACCATCAGATACAAACCCAAATGGAGCCATATCTTGTTCTATAGCATCTCTTTGATCTGCATATATCCTTGCTCTAACATCATTATCATGCATTTCTTTAAAGTATTCTTGCATTGCCATCCATGCAAAAATAACAAGACACATAGCAAGGTCATCATGACATCCGTCTTCCGCTTGGAATGAATTACCTTTCTGAATAAAGGTAGTCAGTTCTGAAATAGTATCATAATCTGTGATTAATAATTTATCATCTTCTATCAATGCTTTAAGATTAGAGCAACCAACTTGTTTAACTGCAGTACTCATCTTCACACCTAATTGTGTTTTCTTACCAGAGAAACCTTGTCCCAGTTGTTGACCTGCTCTACCACGCATAGCAGCCATTAATAGATTTTCATATTCTAAATCATATTGAATTATGTCCGCAACCTGTCCACCTATGTCATTTACCTCACAAAGAACATATGCATTATTATAATTCTTAGCTACATCAACAATTATATTAGGGAATATTATAGGTTTAATTTCATTATTTTTATATCTGGCAACCATCTTATATGGAACTGTCGTTGTATCCATTACACAGAATGCTGAATAGTCACCACCAATACCACGAGACACATCAACTGTAATTATATAATTATGTTCTGTAATTCTTTGTTCATATACTGCAAGACCTCTATTCTGTGTAATAGGATCCGAGTATGGCATTATACCTAACTTGCTAGGAGAGATAAGAGTATCAACAGATCCTAAGAACTCACAGTCAAACTCAACTCTGAACTGTGCTGCTGATGTATTCTCAATAGTTTGTTGTTTCCATTTCTCATCTCTACCAGGTACTTGAGACCAGTGAACTTCAGTAGTAATGTAATTATTAGCACCACGTTCAGCATCATGCCACAGTTTATAATACTGGTTCATCCCGTGAGGAGTGGAGATAATAATAACTTTAGTTGACTTACCAGATGAAATTGTAGGATACACACTAGCAAAAAACTGTTCAGCAATATGATTCGGAACGAACGCGAATTCGTCCAAAAATATAATGTTAAAGGACATACCGCGAACAGCAGAAGCACTAGTACTTGAAGCCAAAATCTTACTCCCGTTCTCCAACTCCAAGGATCCCTTGTTCCACCCCAATATACCTTGTTGCATCCATTTAGGAAGATTCTCGTAAGATAACTGTAAGCGTCCCAACATTTCTCTTGCAGTTGGTGCTTTGTTTGCGAGGATTGCGACATTTACATTATCATTGAATAACACATACCATAGTAAGTATGCTGTAACGATTGTTGATTTACCAGACTGACGAGGTAACTTAGCTATATTAAATCTATGTTCATGAAACTTCCCTACCATATCTTCTTGGAAGTCATACATCTTAAATGGTATGACACCTTCATCAAGAGATACAATTTTAATATACTGTCTAATAAAGTATACAGGATCACCTGCACACTTTAAATATTCAGCAACTTGTTTCTTAGTAAAGTTCTGAGCAACGTTTGCTTTTTTTAGATTAGGATTACCTAGGTATACACCTTGTTCTGCCATTAACCTGCCTGTAAAGTTCCGAGTGATCTACGTATTTCTCTGAGTTCTTCAAAGTTTTTTTGTTTTGTACCACCATCGTATGCCCATGCATACCCTTCAGTAATCATTTTTTCATTGAGTGATACATCATCATCGCCAACATATAACCAACCAAGAAGCCTACCATACTTACCCATGCCACCGACAAGTTCGGTTCTAATAGTGAGTTCTTCATCTCCACCCAGTGTTTCTTCTAGGTTTTTCTTCATCCATTCTGTAGCATCTAAACCTAATGCTTTCTCTTCTAAGTCTCTTGTTCTCTTCTCAGGAGTATCTACTCCAGCTACTCTTACCCTTTCTTTTTTTATAAGATCAAAACCTAAGTCAATGGATACATCAATCGTATCTCCATCCACTACTCTGTCTATCGACACTACTCGGAAGTTGTAACAACTCTTCCTGCTCGGTGGCACCATTGCTCCCATAATCAGTCTCCAAAAATTCTGCTAGTGCACTATTTATAGTATCTACAGGATTGGACTGATTCTGTTGTATTTGATATTGTCTTGCGTCTTCTAATGCTTCGTATAATTCATCATAAAATTTATCCCTATCATCAATGAGATTCGCTGTTACTGGAGCTGTCCCGCACATGGTCAGACTCATCAGTAGTGGTAGTGATAGGATTCGGATACCATTCATCGTACTTGAAGATCCAATAAATTACAATGCCAACTGCAACTAACAGTATAGCACACATTATATTTATTGACCATACTACTGTCACTGCCAGTATTCGTCTAATACATCAAATGTCTTGTTTAAATATTCGTTCGCACCTATACATTCCCACTTACCCTTCTCACCAATTTCACATTTGTAATGTAGTTCTCTCTTCAGTTGCATGAGTCTATTGGTCATTGCAACCTTGTCCAATCGTCCGTTCATTCGTCCTCCTTGATACAATACTCTGCAGCATGTGGGTTATTAAAACCATCAAGGTCTTCCCTTGCTTGCTTTATAGCGTTATATGCATCATCTGCATACTCACAAATTTCATAATGATGATTCTGGTTATCGTGATAACCAACCGTATAATGGGACATGATCTTTCAACTCCATTCCTAGTATTTATTGATACGGTTTATTTCTTGGAAATTTCATCAGGGTTTGAAGACGGTATTTTTACTGTCTTCATATCATGATCTCTTTGAAGATTCAATAGTTTTTTTATAGAGGCAAGTTCCTTTTCTACCTCTTTAAGTCTTTTGCTATCCATAGTGGGTATCTTACTTAGTTGTAATGATACGCTGGCTTTGTAGATTTCTTTGGCAACTTACCACTTCTTACTTTAGTTCCTGTAGTCTCTCCTGCACCACTTGGGTTCTTACCCCCTTTTGATTTCCCTATGCTGATTGACTTATCAGGTTTTTTCTTTTGTGTGTCATGTAACTTAGCGGGTTTGTCTTTGTCTTTTGTTATGACGGATTCTTGTCCATGTTTACGACCTAAACGACGCATCACTTTTCCGAAACGACGTTTGCTCATTTTATTTGGTTTAGATGTCTGATAAGAAACTTCCTTTCCAGTTCCTTCCTTACCATCATCTGATTTGTACTTGTACTCACCGACACCTTTTTTATATCCGATACCTTTTTTCTTTAAATCTTTTTCAAGACCCTTCCGCTTTTTTCTGTTAGATCCTTCATCTGAACCACGATCAGCTGAAATGTTTCCAGTTACATTTTTCTTGGATTTAGTAAGCATCCTTGTTGTAGGATTGCCTTCAACTAATCTGATAAAGTCTGAATAATACATAACTTTGAGTTGCTCTTTTTGTGCTAGTTTATTTGCAGTTGCATACATCACTTCTTTGTCACGTTTTCCATAAAGTTTTTTGAACCTGTGTTGGTTCTTTTTCATTCCTTTAATAATACGCTCTGCTTCTTGGTTGACGGCTGGCATGTTAGCCTCCAACTACTTGCACTTCTTCTACTATTACTGCACTTGTTGCTGCAGCAATTTTTACGCAGCGTTTGACTAATGCTTTATTACCTGATGAATACGTGTAATCAGCAGATGCACTAGATGAATCTATATCTGTAGTTAACATATTATCAAAACTAGCTGCAGTTATTTTTTTACCTGCTGTTCCTGCAGATAGGAAGTTACTGTCTATGGCGGGACTTGTACTATTATCTACAACAGCGATAAAGTCTCCAACAGAGAATGGATGGTTGGATGAAGTATCTTCTAGATGCTGTCCAACAAAATAATCTGCTGTAGAATCGTCTACTGCTTTTATAATCTGTGCTGTACCTGGTTTACCACCTTTAACAAGAATGAATTCATTCTGAACAAGTGTGATTGCAGGACCACTACCAAAGGTTACAGTTGCTGCACCTGCAGTGGAACCAACTCTATAGAATCCAGTCTGGATCACCTGATATTCAGTTGCTCCTGCTGATATTGAGTTAGTGCTTAATACGTTAATTACTGTCATTGTCGTGTCTATGTTTTGTCAGTGTTATTATTTATGTTCTTTTGTTGCTTCAACATCTTCTGTAAGTCTGATGTGCTCCCTACAAACATAGCATTAGTAACATTTGTAGGACCTTTTTTCTCTTCTTTATCAAGTTCTTTCATCTTTTGTTGTAAATCAATTAACTTATCTGCTACATCTCCCACATTTTTGATGAGTTGCCCTGCCACCTCATAAGCACGAGGATGATCTGACGCTCGTGCCACATCAAGTATGCCATCTACTGCCTCCTGTCCTTTCATTACAAGATTATGTAGTTGAGCACGACTGACCTCATAGTCTTGCTTTACATCCTCAGTCTCTGTTTTTTTAAGAGAAGGTTTAACTTTCTCTACATGTTTTTTTAGATCTGATGGTTCAGCTCCAAAAGTTTTATCTAGTCCTTCAAATGGATTCATCTGCACCACTCACAGGATTGTATTTCTTCATGTCTTGATAGAATGAAGTTGTTTCATTGAAACCAAAATCATCCTCAGAAGTTACTAATACATCATCAGCTGCATCAAGTTTAAATACGTTTGCTCCACCTACTGCAGTTGCTGCTACAGTTCCATTTCGACCTCTTTGTACATGAACAGTGTTACCTGTCATACCAGTAACTTTCATCTGTTCACTACCAATATAAAGGTCATCCCATTTAGCGATACCTGTTGCACTTGCAACTGGAATATTAGTAGTTGCAGCAGTAATATTAGAGGACAAGGTAGTTACAACAGTTCCATCTTTATCAGTCCATGCTTCTGGTGTAGTAGTATAACGAACCTGTCTTGGTGCTGTAGTTGTATTTGTAGATGAATAGTAATCGACCTGTGCCTTTCTGACAATTTTGTGTTCTGTAATAGGACCGTATAGGTATGTCTTAGCAGTAAATCTTAGAGTATAAATGATTGCTCTACGAGAAGTAAAGTCTGCTTCATAATCATCTTCATAGTCTATAGATTGTAGAACTACAGGAACATCCTTTATCTCTTTCATTGCAGATAATAACTTCACTGGTAAATTATAGTGAGGTTGGAATACAGGTAATATCTGTTCTAAAATTTGTAGACCATCATCTTGGTTTTTAGAAATAATTGCTAGTTCAAAATCTAAATTATATGGAACTGGCATGTAACTATTATAATTTTCATCTACGTCTTTATTAATTTTAATCTTCTGAGTAGGAGATACTTTTCTACCTGGATCGTAGTTAACACCTGCAATCTCGAAAGAAATTCTAGGTAAAGTAATCTGAACTCTTTTATTTGTAGGATCAGGATTTTGATCTAAACGTGCTAAGAATTTTTGTTTAGGACCATAGGCAAGAGGAACTTTCATAACCTCATCTGATCTTCTTATTTCAATGTTATTGAATAAAGTACCAAAACCAACAATGGTCTTTCTGAATATTTCGTGGTAAGAGTATGTTCCTAGCATTAGATTGTCAAGTCAGTAGTGTTTCCAACAGTTCCAAATGGATTTGATTCGGAGAAGTCAATAATATCGTCATCAGCAGTTTCAAACTCCATGTTTTGATCGTACTCGATGTTCTTATTATCTATGGTGTTATAAGATGCGGTTGTCCAAGATGCACTAGATGTGCCTCCTGTAAGTGTTTCGGGAACGGTGAATGTTCCAGAACGATTTATAACAATAAGAGTTCTAGTAGCAGAATCCCAAGACTTAACTTCAGCAGTAACATTAGAAGAACCACCTGTTACAGTCTCACCTACAGTAAAGTCACCACTACCACCTGCAGCAAGACCAACTGTAATAGCATTTGCAAATGCAGTCTCGATAGCATCGAGTTCTGTGATACCTGTGTTGATCTCCTCGTCGCTGTACTCGAAGAGTTCACACTGACATTCCCATACAAAATTTCTACCTAACTGATAGAAAGGTCTCTCTACTTCTACAAATTGTATTTCAAATAAATGTTTAGTTATAGGAAACCAAATTAGATCCCCTTCGTTTGGTCTTCCTTCGACATTAAGGACTGTAGAGTCGTCAACGTTTTCTTTAAACTTTTCACGGGAGAATATAAACGTTGTTTTATCTTCGATACGTATTCCAAATTTTGTAAGTAACTCACCTTGTCCTTCCCATCCTTCGACATTATTGACATATGCTCTGATTGCTTTTGCAGACTCGAACTTACCGTCTGAATCTTCTCCGAAAACTGTGTCACGATTGACGATAGTCCTCGGAACATAATAGATGTCTTGTCCATAAATTTCAATACTTTCTACCACTAAGTTTTCAATAAATTTTTGTTCCTGTTCAGAACCATTTGCCTTAAAACGGGCACTATGACTGTAGTCTGATTGAACGTAATCTTGAGCAGGAGTATTAGAAATTGCCATGTTAACCTACCAAATCTAAAGGTGGAAGTTCATAACGATTACGAAGTTCTTCTTCAAGATCTTTCTTAAAGGTTGATCCATCTTCTAAGATCTGTCTACCGTTTAAAGTAACACCACCTAGCATTTGAATACCATCATACTTACTCAAGTTTCTACCCCACTGTTGTTGGAATAATGCTTCTACATAATCCTTTAACCAGTTATCATTATACATTCCTGTATATGTGTCTGGATCTTGTCTCATAGTACAGTCTACTAGTATGTAGTCTCCTGCAGTGAAATCATTCCAATCCATATCCATATAAATTTTTCCTTGATGCTCATTCCATTTAACTCTACGATTCTGTTGAGAATTAGTTACCCAATCAAGAGTTTCAAGATACTGTGAAGTTAAGAAGTAATGTAATATATGTCCATGTGTCATTGCATAGATATCATTTAAAAATATTTGATATTTAATATTAAAAATATTACCAGGTACTATACTTGATGCACCAATCATTGTATATACATGATTAATTCCTAGCATACCAGGTGGTGAATCAACATAATTCTTTGCTTCATACCATGCAGTAGAACCTTGTTGATCATAGGTTTGTGCAGCAGCTTTGATAGCATCAGTAACTTCTATTCTCATGAATGCCTTATAACTTCCGTTATAATGATATTCTTGATAGTAATCTATTGCCTCTTCTATTAGATCATCTAATTGCTCAGTAGCAACGTTGATGTCTATCGTAGGATATCCTAATCTACGAAGAGCATAGTTTTTTAATTCAGTTTTACTTGCGGGTTGAGTTGCCGACATTTGTTATTATCCGAATGAACTTATAGTCAAGTTAGTAACATCATTAGCACCAACAGTTTCTCCAGATTTGAAGAATCCATCTACATTATCAACAGTAACAGAACTGCTATCCATAGCAGTGATAGTTCCAGTAGTTCCAGAAGTTGCTCCTATTACTGTTCCACCAACTTCCATTGCAGTAATGTCAGATAGTGAGAAGGTTGCATCTGTGAATACAGTAGCAAGATTGATTGATGCATTAACAAATATGCTTGCAACATCAAACGTTGCGTTATTACCAAACACTGCTGATATAGGAATTGTGCAACCATTACCATGTATTTCTGACACAGTAAATTGAGCAGTTCCACTACCCCCTGCAATAGTTATAACTTCAGATGCTGCATAACCAGATCCATCATTGTTTATTGTAACAGCAGTTATCGCTCCATCTCCATCAACTGTAGTATCAACTGTCAATCCAGTTCCTGATCCAGCTGAAGTTGTTGCAACTCCAGTTCCAGATGAGTATCCAGTTCCTGCAGTTGTAATAGAACCAAGAGTCTTAGCACCTGATCCATTAGCATTTACAATAGTAACAACGTCAGATGCTGCATAACCAGATCCATCTGCATTAATTGTAACACCAGTAACTACTCCTGCAGATGTAGTGAGATCAACTGTTAGTCCAGATCCATTTCCTCCAACAACTGCAATACCAGATCCATTAGCGTATCCTGTTCCTGCAGTAGCAATAGTTCCTAGTGTTTGTACTCCACCACCGTTAGGGTTAGTAATAGTAATAGTGTCATCAACAGCATATCCAGTTCCTGCAGCGTTTACTGCAACCCCAGTTACTTGACCACCTGATGTAGTAACATCTACTGTTAAACCGCTTCCCCCACCACCAGTCGTTGCAACTGCAGTTCCATCAATGTAACCAGTTCCAACAACAAGAGTATCTGTTGTAGCTACTCCACCTGCATTAGGATTTGTAAGTGTAATTGTTTCACCATTTGCATACCCAGTTCCTGCAGCATTAACTACAAGGTTTGTAATTGCTCCAGATGCATCTACTGTAGTATCAAGAGTTAATCCTGTTCCTGATCCACCAGTTGTTGCAACAGCAGTTGCATTACTGAATCCACCAGTTCCAGTTACTAATGATCCAAGGTTCAATGTAGCAACACCACCTGCATTAGCATTTGTGAGTGTTAAAGTATCTGTTATTAAGTATCCAGTACCTGCAGCATTTAATGTGATTCCAGTTATAGCACCATTTGTTACAGTGGTATCAACTGTTAATCCAACACCAGTTCCACCATTTGTTGCGACTCCTGTTGCTCCTGTAAATCCTCCTAGACCACTTGCTGTAATAGATCCAAGTGATACAACATTACCAGGTGTAGGATCTCCTGATAGATTTAGTTTTAATGTTGTTGTAGTAGCAAGATTACTTAACATTGCTTTTAGTTGATCATAAGCATTGTCAAGTTTTGCTTGAACTCTTGCTTCTGTATAGTATTGATTAGATGTTCCTTCTGATAGACTATCAGTATCATGGTTATCAAGATTTGCTGACTGTGTTGCAGTTGCAGGAGTAATATCAGCAGTTCCATCAAAGGATGTTCCACCGATGTTCCTTGCAGTTTGTAATGCAGTTGCAGTATCAGCGTTACCTGTGAGAGAACCTGTTACATTAGCAGTAATAGTATTGGTAACATTGATAGTATCAACATATAGATATGCCCATTTATTAGTTGTAGATCCTAGAGACCAAGTAGAACCAACAATAGGAATTATTGTTTTTGCAGTAGAAGATGCAGCAGTTAAGTTACCATTTAGATCACCATTAAAATTATCATACGTTGCTGTAGTTCCAACAGCTGCATTAATATATCCATAAGCATATTTGTTATTCGTTGATCCTAGATTCCAAGTAGAATCTTGAACAGGAATTACAGTTTTAGTTGTTGAGGAAGATGCAGTTAAGTTACCATTTAGATCACCATTAACATCATCAATATTTGCGGAAGTACCAACAAAAGTATTTGAGTAGGTATATGCGTATCTGTTTGCAGTTGATCCTATATTCCAAGTAGAGTTAGCAGCAGGAACTATAGTTTTAGTTGAGGAAGATGCTGCAACTAAGTTACCACTTAGATCACCATTTACTTGACCAATATTTGCACTATCACCAGTAAAATTATCTCCATAAATGTATGCATATCTGTTTGTATTAGATCCTATATTCCAAGTGCTATCAGCTGCAGGAATAACAGTTTTAGTTGAGGAAGATGATGCAACTAAGTTACCAGTTAAATCACCATTAAGATTAGTAATAGTTGCTGTAGTTCCAACAAAATTATCTGAATATGAATATGCCCATCTATTTGAAGTTGCTCCTAGACTCCAAGTAGAGTTAGCAGCAGGAACTATTGTTTTTGCTGTACTGGAACTAGCAATTAAGTTACCACTTAAATCACCATTTACTTGAGTAATAGTTGCAGAATCACCAACAAAATTATCTCCATAAATGTATGAATATCTATTATTAGTATGTCCTATAGACCAAGTAGAATCAGCAGCAGGAACTACAGTTTTAGTTGTTGAGGAAGATGCAACTAAGTTACCAGTTAAATCACCACTGATATTAGTAATAGTTGCATTAGTTGAAGTAACAGTATCAGCATAAATCTGTAACCATCTACTTGCATTAGATCCTAGACTCCAAGCAGAATCAGTAACAGGAACTATTGTTTTTGCTGTACTGGAACTAGCAATTAAGTTACCGCTTAGGTCTGCAGAAATTTCTCCTGCAGAGAAGTTACCAGATCCATCACGTAAGACTAAGTTGTCAGATGCATTGTTAGATGTAGAAGCAACGTTAATAGTTGTGTCACCTGAGACACCATCAGCATTTGTAAGTGTTATACCTGATGATCCTGTAACTTGTAAAGTTCTTTGTGCGAAAGTATTAGCAGCAGTTCTTACAACATAACCTGTGCCAGTCATTCCTGATAATCCAGTTATATCAGGATCATCGAATGTTGTTGTAAGTGTAATATCTGAACCACCATTAATGCTTATAGTTCCATTTACAACACCGTCAACAGTTAATGTTCTAGCAGTCTTCCATTCGTCAGCAGTAATTGCGTTACCTTGAATACCTGCACCTGATCCAGTTCCACTTGCAACAGTAATAATGTTAGCAGCAAAGTCTCCACTAGAGTCTCTATTGACAACTGTAGATGCAGTATTTGCAGTCGCAGTTGTCATACTGTCTAGTAAGTCTGCGTTTAGATTATTAATCTTATCAGTTGTTGGAATAACAAGAGCAGGTCCTGATGATACCTGAGATGTAATTTGACCATCTACAGTTAGAGTTCCATCTATGTTTGCATTTGAATCAATGTCAACTGATTGTCCTGCACCTGTAACATGAAGAGAACCTATTCTTAAAGGAGCATCAGTTCCTGTAAAGATTTCTGAATTATTAGTAGCGTCTGTTAAGAATGTAAATTCTAAGGATGATCTATCTAATCCGAAGTACCCAATTTTAGCAGAGCCGTCGTAGTAACGGAATTCAACACCCCTATCCTTAGCATCGTTAGAGACTGGTGCTGTGTCACCACCCAAAGTAATAACAGGGTCATCGAGAGTTGTGACCGTGCTGTTGACAGTAGTTGTTGCTCCATTGACTATTAAGTTACCTCCAACTGTAAGATCGTTATGGAATTCTCCATCTCCTGTATTGTTAGTAACAGTAAATGCAGCTCTTGTGTTAGTGTTATCATAAACAACAAGATCACCACCAATGTAAGTATTTTTAGTAATCCTTGCACCACCATCATTAGTAAATGCTACAGAATTATCTGCAAAACTTGTAGCATCCTGAGTATTGCTAATATTAAACTTACCAGATACATCAGTATTATTATCAATATCTACAGTTCCAGATAATGTAGTATTACCATATACTCTTGCATCAGATCCTACAGCAAGTCTCTTAGTAATTGCAGCACCACCACTAACTCTTAAACCACCGTCTGCACCATATGATCCTGTGAGTGTTTGGTCTGCAGCATTTGTTAGACTTGTAACTCCAGTAACACCAAGAGTAGAATTAATTTGTGATGCACTTCCAACAGTTATTGTTCCAACAATGTTAGTATTACCATTGTCAGTATCAACTGTAAACTTATCAACTGCAGATCCATTTTGAATCTTAAAGTTTTCATTAGAAGCATTGATTATAAGTGAATCAATAATACTAGTTTGACCTTGTACTGTTAATGTTCCTTGTGTTTCTGTATTACCGTTATCAGAATCAACTGTAAATTTATCTACAGAACTATTATTCTGTATCTTGAACATCTTATTGTCAGCGTTCAAGATAATATTATCTTGGAAAGTTGCTTGACCATCAACATTTAGAGTTGAATCAAAGTCAACGGTTGCATTTACTGTGAGATCATCTGTAAATGTTGCGTCTGCATTAACAGTTAGAACATCGCTACTAGCATTACCAATAGTTGTTTGAGATCCGTTAACTGTAAAGTTGTCAGTAAGAGTTGTAACTCCGACTATATCAACTGTTCCTTGTATAATTGTATTTCCATTATCTGTATCAACTGTAAACTTATCCTGTGCTGAGTTGTTCTGTATCTTGAACATCTTGTTATCAGCATTGATAGTTACATTGTGTTGGAATGTAGCAGCGTTATCAACATTTAAAGTGTTATCTAAATCAACAGCTGAGTTTACATTTAGTTGACCTGCAATAACTGTATTACCATTATCACTATCTACTGTAAACTTATCAACAGATCCATTTGTCTGGATCTTAAACATCTTATTATCTGCATTAAGTGTTACATTGTCTTGGAATGTAGCACCACCATCTACGTTTAATGTTGTATCAAGATCGACAGCTGAGTTTACATTTAATTCACCTGATATAACTGTGTTACCGTTATCTGTATCAACTGTAAACTTATCTGCAGCCGCAGCAGTTTGAATCTTAAAGAATTTATTATCTGCCTTTATAGTAGTAGCATCACTTACTACTAGAGTACCTGCAATAGCAGTATTACCAGAGGATGCTGTTATATTAAACTTGTCAGTGTTTACATCTACGTTGCCTGTAACAGCAAGGATGCCTTCCATAGTGATGTTACCAGTTGTAGATCCTGCAGTAATTTTTGCAGTTCCACTTCCGTTCTTCATTATGAAGTTCTTAGAAGCACCTTGAATAACTACTTCATCATCAAATCTAGTAGTTCCACGAGTTCTTAAGTTAGTATCAATATCAACTGTTCCACCAATATTAACATCTTGTCCTATACCTACACCACCTGCAACTACTAAATCTCCAGTTGTGTTAGATGTTGAGTTTGTATTTGTTGTAAGTTTGATATTACCCGTGATGATCCCTGCATCTGTTCCTGCGAATACCTCCGAGGTATTTGTGGCATTGTAGAGGAATCTGAATCCTCCGACGTGTCCTCCGAGATCGGTGTAGTCATTATCGTAACCAAAGAATCCAACTCTTGCTTGAGCGTCGTAGTATCTGAACTCAACTCCACGATCTTTACCGTCGTCACTACCTGGAGCAGTATCGCCACCAAGAGTAATAATGGGATCATCCAACGTTGTGACTGTTGAATTAACTGTTGTAGTCGTTCCATCTACTTGTAAGTTTCCTCTAATAGTTACTAGACCACTAACATCTCTATCGTCATTAGGATCAATTAAAATATCTCCAACAGCACCAATATGGTCTGCTTGGAATCTCATAGTTTCTATATGTACCTTTCCAGTAGCAGCAGTAGCATCAATATCTACCACATCTTCAGCAGTAATAGTTAATGTGCTAGTTCCAGAACCTGCATTTGTAGAAGCTATAGTTAGGTTTCTATCTACTGCGGTGTTTTGTGTGAGTTCTATGTTGAAATCACCATCACCAGTCTTATCAATCTGTTGTGTACCTGCTCCATCGAACATGAAATCAGGATCACTGAATACTGTTTTTACATTAATATCAACTTCACCATTTCCACTATCACCTGTATTATTAGCACTAAAAAGTAAACTACCTGATGTATTATTTACTTTAACATAGTTAAGATAGTTAAATCCTCTGTATCCAGTTGTTGCTGTAAGTTCTTGATCTAACTCAAAATTCTCTACAGTATTACCATCTGCAAAACCTATTCTATTATTTTGCATCTGTGTATTATCTACACCTGATGTAGCAATAGTAACGTGACCATTTGAATCTACATCAAAATCTTCTTGAGCAAATGATGCTAATCCTTTTTGTTCTACTGCAGCTGCAGCGAGGTATCTCCAACCATTAGTATCTGAACTATCTACATGAGTTGGTGCAATTCCTCCAGAACTAATATCTTGAATCGCTTGATATATCTTACTTCCTGTTTCAATTATATTGTATCTTACATAATTCGTAGCACCATTGAATGCACCATACTTACTACCTTCAGTAGCAGTTGCAATAGGAACGTTCGTAGATGACTGTAATCTACCATCTTCGTCAACAGTAAACTTAACTGCGTTTACAGTCTCAGTTCCAAATGGTTCATTACTACTACCTACAGCACTTACAGATGTTAGAGATTCTGTATTATAATCGCCAGGTACTACAGTTGTAGTAATTAAATTAATTGTTGGGTTACCGTTTACACCTGCACCATTCTGTATTTGTATCTTTCCTGCAGTTCCAGTCACGGTTCTGGTTGACATAGCACCACCGCTAGTTCTAGCGAGCATACCAGTCGTTGTGAGACCTGCAATAGCAACTAGGTCTAAATCATAAGGTTGAGCAGAAGAACCCTCTACAGTCCCGTCTAGACCGTAATCAGCAAGCGTTCCATTGTTACTTGTAGTAAAGTCTTGAGCAGCAGTAATTCTACCTTTTGCGTCAACAGTTACTTTGTTATAGGTTCCAGATGAAGAAGATGTTCCATCATAATGAGGAAGAGTTGAAACTAAAGAAAGTTCTGCAGCAAGGTTTAAGTTTTGTGATCCATCAAATGTTCCTGTAGCACTTAAGTCATCAGATAGAGTTATTTGTCGAGTTGAAGAAAGTCTAGCAGCAGTTGAAGAGTTACCAATTAGAGTTGCAGTTATAACACCTGCAGCAAAGTTTCCGTCAGCATCCCTTTGTACAAGAGTGTTTGCAGTGTTAGATATGGATTCGACAGGTCTTTCATATCGCAAGGTATTCCATGCTGATACACCATCACCTATCTTAAATCGACCAGTATCTAACTCAATACCCAATTCACCTTGAGCAAGAGTTGGGTTTGCGTTTGCCCATTCCTGAGCACCACCCCTTCTTAATTGTAATCTATTTGCCATTTTATCTTAGGACAACTCTATGAGAACATGCTTCCAAGTTATTTATGTCACTAAAAAAGGGGAACTACTGTCCCCCTTAAAATTAATTTATTCAGTTAACTCAGGAGACTCGGATGTTACATCATCCTCTGGTAAGACAGGAGGAGTTTCTGCCGATTCTTCTGGTGGAGAATAATACTCCAATGCTTCGATAGCACCTTGAAGCTTCAGTGCTTGCACTTCATTTTCTTTAATTTTACCAGCTAGTTGCTGATTTTCATTTATCAGACCAGTATATCTTTCTTTGAATTGAGAAAGCATCTGATCCTGACTTATCTTTTCCATAATCAGGATTGGTTTTTGGTTAACGTTAACAGAAGAGATTTAATCTCATCTAACTCTGATTTTAGACCAGAAACATCATTTTGTAAAGTCGTAAAATCATTTTCTTTTTTTAGTCCTGCTCTGTGTTGCTTCATGTATTGTTCATACTTTGCACTATCAGAACATTGAACTGCACCAGTTCTATCATCTTTGTACCATCCATCAAGGTCTTTAATAGGGACTTTCATTATACAGCAAGGGCGATTGCTCTTAAATCTCTGATAACTGGTGCGTATGCTTGGTTTGGAGATACAAACACTATCTTAACTTGATATTGTGAGAAGTCTAAACCAGTCACTTCATACTCATAATCATGAAACTCTACTTCTTCAGTAGTGTCTGGAATTTTAGCGTTAGATGTATCAAACATCTGCCATCCAAGTGTTTCGATTGAATCAGTAGATCCAGAAGGTAATACTCTATATAGAGGTTTAATCTCAGTGTTAGACGGACGATAACCCGCAAACATTAATTTAATAGAGGATGATGGATTACTTAGATCAGCAACCTTAGTAATGTAAACACCGTTATGTCCATCACCAACTGGTAATGTAGCGGTGCTACTATCGCTAGGAGCATTAATTCTATTACTAATTGTAGTAATAGACATTCTGTCAGTATCAACAACAGGAGTAACGTTATCCTTTTCACTGAACATTGTTAAGTCCATTCTAAATGACTTAGCACCACTTAATTCAGCAGATTCATTGATAGCAGAACATATCAACTGTGGAGCAACAAAGTAGTTGTCCTCACCTAGGTTCACATCATAGAACTCACCAGTATTACTGAATGAATTTTGTGATAATGATTGTCCATCATTGATTGATGTACCTGTAATAGTATTAACTCTTGCAGTAACAGAAGTCTTAGGAAGAGTCATTCTCTGAATCTGTGGAGAAATGATCTCATACTGAATGTTTTGTGTAGCAATAACACGTGTATTACCAGACCTAATACCCAATTTAGCAATAGATGAGGTTGCAAGATCATAACTGTCTAAAGTAGGATTCATAATATTATTATGAGTCTTATTAATTTCAATTAGAGGAATACCATCTAGGTTATAACATTCAACATCCATTTCATCAGCATGACTAGTAGCAGTAGTTCCTGCTAATCCTCTTTCATTAATAGTAATGGTTTTACCAGTTCCACTAATTCCTGTATAAGACATAATTTCATCTTCAATCTTGATATAACCAAGATTCAATGTACCAACATTTGCACCGTTAATTACAGTGTGGAATGCTGATGCATCATTAACTTGTATAGTTGTATCAGAGTCAGATATAGATGATGTCAAGTATGTTGGTGTTACTTCAGATTCAACACCTTCGATAACAACATTATTATCTGTATCATGCATACCATGATGTGAATGTTGTATTGTTACTCTTCTTTGTGATGTTGTGTATGTTGGTGTGCTACTTGGGAATGCATCTTGAACAGTTGAAGATGAAACGTTATCACCTGCGTATGTTATAGAACCAACAGTTGCAGTCTTAGTAGAAGTTCCACCAGTAATCTGTTCAGTAGAAGCTGTGAATGCAGTTGAAACATATTTAAGTGTTAAAGTTCCTGCACCACCGCCACCATCTGTCCAACTAACAACCTCTGCAGTTGGAGCAGAAGCACTGTTACCAGTTATAGTTTCTCCAACACTGAAGTCACCTGATGCACTTGTTACTGCCATAGTAGCAGTAGTCTTAGAAGAAACTAATCTGTTGATAATAGTTCCACCAGTTGATGAACCTGCTTGCCATGTTCCAGAGATATCATTGATAGTTAATAATACACCTGCATTACTATCTGTAATTTCTTTAATTGTTCCTTGAGCAAGAGTCGTCTTTTGATAAACACGAGCACCAACTGTATAAGGAATAGTTGCTAATACAGCGTTCATAACCAACTGTAATTCTGGTTGATATGTTTGAACTGGATCAGTTCTTAGTACTATCTTACCACCATTACCTATGTCTAATGGAGCATTATTTAATGTTAATTGACCTGCAACGCTAGTATTAAATACCGCTTTGTAAATAACAAATTTAAGATCTTCATACTGGTCAGCAGTCCATGTAGTTGCGTTCTGTGATTTGAATAGAACACCTGCATATGGTTGTTCAGATATAGTTCTGTCCCCAGTAATATCTAACTCACCCATTCTAGAGATCCAAACCTGATATTCATTAGAGTCTGAGAATAGAACAAAACAATGTTCAATAGACTGAGGAATATAAACAGGTGCTTGGAATGTAAACTTAGTTGCAATAGCACCAGTTTCAGATGTTTGAATAGTATCTGGAGTTACAGTAACATCAGAGAATGGAAGAATACTTGTTGTTGGATAACCATTTGACATTGTTCTGATCTGCATAGAGATCGGAATATTTCCATCCTTAGCATTAAAGTAAACATCTACAGATGTTAAGAAACATCCACCCTCTTCATCTACTAAGAATGATTGAGCAAGTGGATCCCACCAACCAACCTGACGTGTCTCAGTTCTAGTTGTTTGAATAGTTCTATCTTGTGTTACTGTATCTTGAACGATGTCTGCATTTCTAATAGCAAGAACGTTTTCTTGTAATGTATTTAAAGTACCTGTTGCAGCATATTCTGTTTGTGCAGCAGATGCAACTGCTCCACCAGTTCTAGCATCTGTATCACTTGTTGTTAGTCTTAATAATCTACTACCAGTTGCCCAACGTGGATTAGTACTAATTTGAGGAGGAGGAATGAATAGTGAACCTTTCCATTGTCCTAATCTATCAGTCATTAATCTACGATCACGCACAACTGCTCTTGCACCTGATGTTCCAACTAAAACTTCACCCACTTGTATATTACCGTAGTATTGTCCAACTGCCTGAGCAGCAAGAGATACACTGTCAACGTTAATAAAGTTTGTAGTTGAAGAATATGATGAAGGCATATCAGTATCATCATATGGGTTCCATGTAAAGAAGTCGTTTGGTGCAGAAACTCTAAATCTAGCACCACTTGTTAGACCTCTAACTGTTTCACCAATCACAAATGGTGTTGAGTTTGTTCTACTATCTGTAGAAGGATTCTTAATAACTTCAAGAACTTTTGGCATCATATAATCGCCAACTTTAGTTCCATCAAAGAATGCATAGAATGTTGTTCTTGGTTTCATTCTAGCAACAGTTACGTCAATATTTCTAGAACGTATCCAAGGAATAGAAGTTGAAGATACAGTTCTATCACCCATAGATTGACGATCAATCCTAGGAACTACTCTACTTCTAATACCTCTTCTAGTCTGATTAGTTGTTGTAGTGATAGTTCTTGATCCCATCACACGACGACCTCTACCTCTAACAAAGTTAGCAAAAGTATGTTCTTTCCATCTACTCCATGAACCTGTAGATTCTCCACTCCATGTAGTATTCCATGAACCCCATTGAATAGGAGCAAAACCAGATTGATCTACATTCATAGATCTGCTAGTTGCTTCAAAATCACCTTCAATATCAATTACATTAACAGGAAGACGATTAGTATCTACCCAATCATCACTTGCAGGTACTAAATCAATACGTCCAATATATGTAAATACGTTGAATGGGTTTACATTCTCAACTCTAGAAGCATATGATTGTGTAATCAATGCTGTTTCAGTATAAGGTAATGTAATTAAAGGACCAGTTTTTTGAATATTAACTGATAGAGAATCATTAATTAATAATGATGTGTTAGTAGTATAGTGTGAAGGTTGACAAGTTCCATCAGAATAACTTAATGCAGCAGCAAAGTCTGGGTTTGTTGTACTAGATTTGGAATGATCTGTAAAGTCATCAACCATAAATCCATTTTTCAAACGGTTCTTACCAGATGCATCAGTAATTTCAACGTTGAAAGTATCACTCTCTAACATATTAAGTGATGTATAATATTCAACTTGATCAAGACGTTTTTCTAAACTACCAATGTCACGCATTGTGTAACGTCTATTATCAGATTTCTGGATAACAACATCAGATGCAGGATCAAAACCATATGGTGCGTGTAGCAATGTTGCTAGTAGCATACCATCTTGTAAATTATCTGGAGGGGAAGGTCTCTGTTCTGACTTACCTTTAACAACTTGGAATTCTCCAGTAGGTAATAAGAATACTTTATCAACTCTAGGAAGATACCAATCAAAATCACATCTAAAGTCACTATTAACTTTAGGCACGTCAAATAATGTAGCAGCAGGACTTCCTGCAGTTGGGAATGTTCTATGTTTAAAGTCTAGAGTAGCAGCATTTACATATGCAGGAGAAGCAACTGATCCAGTTCCTGTAAATAAATTCTTAACACCTGGTCTAAAGTCTAGGAAATCAGGTAAGAATTTTTCCTGATAATAAGGAACATCAGCATATGCAGTATCCAAATATGATTGCCCTGCAAAGTAATCCCCAGTAGCAGCATGAGAATAGTAATCTAAAACAATTTTTACTTTTCTAATTGGTTTAGCAACACCTTTCTTTCTTACTAATTTTGATATACCATATATGAATCCAGTTTGACCAGTTTCTAAGTCATAACGATCTGTAATAACTTTAGATCCTGCAACAATAGATCCTACAGAGTCATTAATAATACCTTGAATAGCAATATTACTACTATTAAATCCATCAACTGTTTCACCAGATATAAATGTTCCACTCAAATAAACTAAAGATAGTTTTAAAGTACTTGAGTTAAAGTCAACAACTCTTGCTCTTGCACCAGATGTTTTACCTGTAACAATACTCTTAGTTTCAAAGAATGTTGGTTCAACTAAAGTAATAGATGGAAGAATAGGATCAAGATCATCCATTGATTCATATACAGCATGTATATTAAATACGTCTGTAATACCCAATGATATATCTACGTCTTCAATTCTAGTTCCATATACTCCAGAATATGTAAGACCATAATTTTGCTTATCTAAATTCTGAACAGTTTGATTCACCTTTAACACAAACATGTTTGAAGGTGATTTTGTCTTCTTAGCAGTAACGTTCTTAGAAACAGATGCTGTAACTTTAACAGCTGTAATTGCACCTGCATCACCTGTTACATCTAAGTTTGTTATCTGAATTGTAGTTCTATCAGCAGATGTAAATGTTGTATAACCAATAGCACCAGTATTTACAGTGTCAATAGGAATCTGTGCACCTGCAGGATATGCAGATGATGAACTACCCATAACTGTGAATGAGTATGAAGAATTTGTAATTGCTTGGAACTGTTCATTCTCAGGTAGAGTTATTGATATAGCGTTTGCAGCAACAGTTTGTGAGTCAAATGTTCTTCTAACAACCATAGATTCATCAGAGATGCTCTTAACATATGGTTTAGGCATTGTTTTAAGAAGAGTTGCCTTTTCTGTCTCCCAAAGTTTTGCTCTATAACGTAATAATGTATTATAAGTTCCACCAGTAGGACCTGCAGCACCTGCACCAGGTGTCACATTAACTATTTGAGTAGAATAAGTAAAGATTGTTGACTCATTAGATGATGCTAAGTTTGTAGGATCAACAAAATCTACGTCAACATATTTTGTTTCAGAGAAATATATTCTATCGCCAGGTCTTAAGTCAGCAGCAAAGTTTGAATTTAAACCAGTAATCTTTTCTGCACTACCTGTAGCATCATATGTGAATGTAGCACCTTGAATAAATTTTAGATCTTCTAATATAATATCAGCAGTAAATTCTACAGCATTTGTATTTTCATCTCTAGCAAGAATTTGTCTACTATCTGAATATTTGTAAGTATGAACATTAGTAATAGTATCTAAGTTCAAACCATCTAAGGTAACCATCTCACCTTGTTGGAATGTTCCTTCAACTTGATATACATTCAAATGTGTAGCACCAGCTTGATTATCAATTAAGAATCCTCTTGCACCTGATGATTTACCAACAAGTAAAGATCCTCTTTGATCAGAAGCACCAGTACTAATTGTTTGTGCAGATGCCAAATGTATTACAGTAAACATTTGAACATCAAATAGATGCATATTATATTTGTCATCAGCATCACCAAAATTATTATCTGGATCTTGTAAAAATTCTAGGGATGCTACACGTGCATATCCAATTAAATTACCAACAGCATCACCTGGTGTTGTAGTAAATCTATCATGTAATTCTACAGTTTGATATGCATTACCGATAGTAGAACCTGCTGTATTAACAAATCCAAATATATTTTGGAGTTTAGAGTAATTACCTAATGTAAAAGGTATGATTGTATTTTGAGCAGCTTCTGTATCTCTTGGTTTTGCTAAGTCAACATAAGTTGGAGATAATGTTTTGAGTCTATAACCTCTAACATATGCAGTACCAGGACCAAACTCAAGAGCATACATGCTTTCTGCAGCACTATTACCTTGAGCAGTTGTATCTCCTGGTTCATAAACACCATTATTGAACCCATCATTTAGGTTCTCTCTCATAGTAATTTGGAAATCACTAACAACATAGTCACCTGACTCTTCGTAAGTTCTAGTTGCAAGAGATTTTTCTAGTTCATCATATGCACTACGATCAACTAGTTTCTCAATCTTATTACCATTGATACGTAGTAATTCAATAAAGTCTTTATCTGCCTCGTCTGTAAGTAATTTCTTAACAAGGTTAGTTGTTATTCTGAACCTGTGAGAACCAGGAGCAGCATAATTAGATGTTCCTGCAGCGTTATCATTGAGTGATAAGTCATCTTCTGGGGTGATGATTGATTCAAGGATCTCAAGTCCGATCCTGTATTTGGGGTTACTTCCATATTGATCAAGGAGAATGTACTGATAAGGAACGTCTACAAAGAAACCTCTAATAAAGTAAACACCTTCCTGCACATATGCTACAGATCCAACTTGTGTTGCTGATGTAGGTAATAACTGTGCAAATGGTGATCCAACTTCAATAAGAGTGGTTCCAAAAGTGATTTCAGTATCAGTGATTAACTGTTCATTATTTGTAAATGTAGTTTGATTATTATCTGTTCCACCTGATTCAATATACTTAATGTATAGTGTAATATATCCTTTGTCTGATTGATTAGATGAGATACTATAAAGAACTTTAGCTTTAACACCTGACGTTAAACCTGATATAATTTTTCCTGTAATCTGACTTCTATAACTTTCTACGTCTGCACCCAAGAAAGATTCTTGGATCATTATTGCATCTACATTAAGGTCATAACCAATCTGACCTGGTATAACCATAGAACCATCTTTAAACAGATGAGTTCCCATATTCTCAACCTGATTTTGCAGAATTGATTGAGATTGTGTTAGTTCTCTTGCCTGTATTGGAAATCCAGGACGAAATAATACTCGATAAAAGTTCTTCGCTTTATCAAAGTCGTCGTAATACGGTGTTACGTTTAAATTAGTATTTTGTGCCATTAGAACTCGATTACGATTTTGATGTCTTCTACTTGGTCGTTAGCACGACTGATTGATCTTCTATTATCTATGTAAACAACGTCACCGCTACTTGAGGAAACTTCGGGTTTAGCATAACCATTGTTAAACTTCATACCTAAGTCATACTCAGTATTGTTGATTGTTCTAGAAGAAGAGTTTGGGATGGCGGGAAAGTTAACATCGGGTTGTCCTGCAGCACCAGATGTTGCACCATTAATCACGTTAGATCCATCAAATTCATTCTGTGTTCCTGTAACTTCTGGGAAGATACCATCTACAGCATTCTGATAGTACTTTAATAATTTTGTTGTTGCATTCCATGAAATAACACGAGCACGAGCAGTAACGTTGGATCCTCCAACAACTCTTGTTTGTGTAATAATTTCATCAGGAACGTAATTACCTTGGAATGTAGGTGAGAATATAACTGCCTTAGTAGCAGATACAGTCAAGTCTGAAATTAATTCAGAAGTTCCATACTTTAGAGGATTGGTTATAAGACCAATACGACGATAATCGTTGTCAACTGGGAAGTCACCTGCACCCTCATCATATGAGAGTTTAGCGTTAATCATAACTCTGAAAGCACCAAGTTCTACAACAGAATCAGCACCGTGACCGCCTGGTGGTGGAATTATGACATCAACTTGAGCACCAGTTCCTGTTCCAATACCAGTAACATTATCAACAGAAATTTTACCAAAGGTATATCCTGTTCCTCCAGAGGTAACAGTAGCAGATATAATCTTACCACCATCTACAACAATAGAAACACGTCCACCAGTTCCATCTCCATTAATAGCAACGTTATCATAGGTTCCGTTGTTATAACCTGCTCCTGCTGCGTTAATAACAACAGTATCAATCTCTCCTGCAACAGCGTTTGTTTTTACCGCATCATTGGTAAAGACAGGCATGTAGTCATTTGAAAAGAATTTAAGAACTGATGCAACGGGAATAGTATACATATACTTCCAACGATAAGAATCACCAGTGGTGATGATAGAAGTAGATGTTCCAGTCGGTTCAACAGTTGAAGGTTTTCCGTTAGGGTCTGAAGGAGATGTACCATTATAGATGCACTTATATACTTGATACTGTGAGTTTACAACGTAAAAATCAGAATCATATAGTTTAGTAGCACCAGAGGCAGCAGTTTTACTTGGAGAATAGTCGTGACGATACATGTCATAGGTAAAACCTAATCCACCAGTAGTTTGTTCTGGGGAAACCCAGTCAATTCTACGCACAACTTGGACAGTATCAGAAGCCAGCACACGCTTCATTGAAACCATATCATCATATGAACCAGAAAATTCGGCAAATGAATCCACCGCTTGTGGGGGTGAGTTTTCATTATCCCAACTTTGTGGTCTACCTATGAAAAGATATAACCTGTCTCTCGTAGCCCCTGCATCATCATCACTTTGAGTTGCAACGGGACCTTCAAGAGCCTTAATAAATTTTTGTGCTGAAAAAATTCTAAATTGATCAGTTAATAGAGCTGCCATTTCCTAAGACTAGTGTCCTCCTGTTTATTTATGTGCTTTCCGACTACTCCTTAGACTGGAGTTGTGCTTGATATTCAATTCTTCTGATCCTATAACTAGCACCAGTATTACCTGCAATGCGTTCACCACCAAGAACGGCTTGAACAACCGCACCAGATCCTGTGCTATCACTGGCATTATTAGTAAATGTAACTGTCGGATGAGTTACAAAACTTTCATCAATATTTTGTGCAATACCATAACCACCATTTGTAATTGTTAGTGAAGCAACTTGGTCACCTGCAGCAGTCATGTTGACATTTGCTGTTGCTTGTATATCACCAATGTTTTCTACTGTTACCGTAGGAGGTGCAGTATAGTTAGTACCTGGATTTTGAACAATGAAATCAATAACTGTTTCTCTAGCAGAATACTCATAGAAATAACCTGCTATACCAATATTAATATTACCAGTATTATAAGGAACTATATTACCAACTTCTAGTAATCCAGTATTAGGATCCCATCCAAGAACAGTTCCCCTTACACCAGATATATCACCTGTAACAAGGTCATTAACAACATAGTTTTGACCGTTACCATCATTTAGGTCTACATATACGTTTAACTTTGCAGCATGATCTACACCATCAGTTAATGTTCCTGCAGTTTCTACAGTTGCATACTTAAATGGTATAGAACCATCTTTAATTTGATCAGCAACTGCAAATAGAGTAGTATTGGTTCCACCTTGAGTTTCTTCGATACCATATAGTGAATTGTAAATACCACCATCAAGTGCTATTTGGTTTTCATAATCAGTACCTGTGTTACTCAAATCTGGAATACCATTACCAGCTCCTGCATTTTCTGCAACGTCAACAAATTTAGTATCTAAAATTGCTCCAATAGGATCAGTCAAAGTTACAATGTCTTCTCCTGCAGAGAAAGTTAATGTATGAGGACTGAATGCGTTACTAGCACTAGCAGCAACACCTCCGTCAAACTGTACAATAGCATCTAAAGTAGATGGGATACCACCATCAATAAATGCTAATTCATCAACTTCAAATGTTACTAATAGTTCTCTAGTAAGTGGATCCCAGTCATATACTTTTGCAACCTTATTGTTTGCGTTATCTATTCTACGAATTACTCTATCACCAACATTGAATTGATATGTAGAAATATCTTGTTGGTTATTCTGAGTTGCGTCTAATATAATCCTCTGATCATAGTTAAAGTTTACACCTCTTGTTAAACCAAAGAACTTACCAGTTGCTTTACCAGTATATGTGATAGTTTCAGTGTTTACAATTAGTGATCCAGAACCAGGAAAACCAGTAGTCGTGTCAGTAAATATTTCTGTGTCTGATGCTGCTAAATCTTTTACAAGACCAGTTAAGTAAATTGCTTGAGAGTTATAAGACTGTCTTGCTCTTGTCTTACGTTTTAAGTTAACAAGTTTAGTGAATACAATATTTGGTGGATTGATATATCCAGAACCAGAATCTGTAACATCAATTCCTACAATTACACCCTGATCAATTCTAGCAACCGCTTTAGCACCAATACCTCCACCACCTGTAATTAACACATAAGGAGGTTCTTGATAAAATTCACCTTCATCAACAATACTAATACCAGTAACTTTACCAAAAGTATCAATCTCAGCAGCACCTTCAGCACCTACACCACCGCCACCACCTTCAAATATAAGTGTTGGAGGTGTAGCATACTCTCTACCAGAATTTAATAATGATAAACCAGTAACTGTCTGTACTATTGGACTTGCTAATGCACCTGTTCCTTGACCACCTAAAATCTTTGCTTGTGCAGGACCAAAATAATTATCACCAAATTTAGTCATTCTAACATACGCTATTTGACCAGTAGCGTTTAGAACAACATCACCTTCAGCACCCGCAGGGAATATTTCTACTTGTGCAGGAACTGTATCACCTTCAAATAGCGGAGTTCCATAAAATCTTTTACCTATTGCATAAGGATATGTGGGAACAGCAGAACTATCTTCTGTCATATAATATGCATAAGTTCCATTAGGATATTCTGGAGTAGGACTAAACTTACCATTATAAGCATCAAGAGTTCCAACACTAGAATCATGTATATAATCTTCAGTTAAATCACCAAGAACATATCCCTCAACAACACATCTTATTCCTACACCTGATTGTGAATATGCAAAAAGATATAATGCTATAGGAGCATCAACAGGAACATGTATTCTAGTTTCTCTTTGTGATGCTGTATTAAAAGCAGAAATGTAAGTATTGTAAGTAGTCTCAGCACCATCAATGTAATACTTAACATGATCACCTGCTAGAAGATATGATGTATCTCCAATAACAGGAGGTGCACCTACATGCCATCCATCATCAGATGTTCCAACAAATAAGAATAGACTATCATTAGAAGAATCATCTTGATTAAAGACATATGTCTTACCTCTATCTAATGTTAAAAACGCAGGTCTACTACCACTGAATTGAAATTGATTATTTGATACAGTTACATTATATGTTACTGTAGAAACTGTATTAACTTGAGGACGATTACCTGCTAACTCAGCAGTAGTTTTTAATCTATGTCCAGATACTTCTCTAGCAACTGCACCACTGGAATTATATCCATAAGGACCGTAAATAGGATATCCATCATAAGACATACCTAATATTTTAGAGTGACCATCTACATGTCTACTATAATCAATAGTATTAGGATCATTAGCATCTGATTGATAATAATTTGTAAAGTAATATGTGTTAACAGTAGGATCAGCATCTATTTCTGATGCAAGTGTCATATAACCTTCATCACCTTGATAACCAGACATATAACGATGATAAGCACAATGATAATAAATTTTATTATTCTCATCAGCATTCATTAAGAATAATGCTTGATACTCATTTTCATAGTCAGCAGCAGGTGCTTGTGTAACACCAGTGCTATTGTAATACAGAGTTCCACCATTAAGAGTTCCATCAGCAGTTGTACTGAATCTCATTGGATGAGACATTCCACCAGTATTATTTGAACTATCACTTTGATCCCAAATAATTAAATAATTTCTTTGAACTTTAATATCTTCTGGAGCAAAATAAAATTGACCAGGTGTAAAAGGTCCAAACTCATGTGCTTCTTCTCCAAACTCGATATAAAATATACCAGTAGGGAATGTTCTAGGAATACCTTGAACTCTAAATTGGAATCCATTAGCACCTAAACAAACATCATTCTCTTGGAAAGGAACACCAGTAAGAGTTCTTAAATATATTTTTGTTGGATTACCTAAATTATCTTTAACAATTTTTGCTACTTCACCTTTAGCAGTAGATGTAATACAATCTACGATTCTACCTACTTCAACTGAACCTATAGTTTGATCTAAAGTTCCTAATTCTATTAGAACATTGTCATGTTCTGTTTTAACTTGCCAAGTAAACTGTCTTATTCTACCCCAATCAAATACACCATTATCTAAGTTCCATTCAGTTCTAAGTTTATTTGTTTGATAATAATAAACTTGATTATCAAGTACTGCATCATATGCATTATTATTTTTAATATAAGGATATTTTACAGCATCAATAGTAAATCCTGGTGGTGGATTTCCATCTTGTCCCCACTCAGGAGTATGAAGCAAAACACCATTTGCCATAATGCCTGTTGCTTTATCACCTTGATATTGTCTATTAGCAGCATCTGGATGAGGAACATCTTTACCACCTCTATAGATAAAAGTCTGATCAAAAGATCTATCAAGAACTGTAGTAGAACCACCTGGTTCCCTTTCAGCAAATATATGCTGTGAAGGTTTAGGATGATTATCAGATACTATCCTAAGTCTATCACTTGTAAAAGATGATGTAGTAGGACTATTAGGATGAGATTGAAATATTCTTCTTATATCAAATGACGTTACAACATTAGGAGTTTCTTGTTCTGGAATTATCTGTAATCTTAATGGATCATATCCTCTACCTCTACTCAGAACTCTAACGTGTATAATTTTTCCTGAGTCAGGATCAATAATAGGATATAATAATGCTTCTACATCAGGAGTTCCACAACCAGTTATAGTCAAACGAGGAGGATCAGATACAGAGTATCCACTCCCACCATCTGTGACTTCTACCGCACGAACACCAAAAATCTCATCGAAAATTGGTTCAATGACAGCACCAGAACCAGGAACTGTTCTTGCCATTTACTATACCGCTACGTTGATTGTTCCATTCATAGCAGAATGGAGTGTACATTGATAATAAAGAGTTGCAGGAGCATCCAATGGAACTGTCCAATAAAGAATATTGGATCCACTACCTGACTGACCTGCCACATATGGAGTTCCAGTTAAACCTTGTGTGCTTTGAATTCTAAATGGATGAGCACCACCTTGAACTGAGTTATCAAAGATATAAGTAAATCCTCTATAAACATAAAGAGTTGGGTCATTTACAGCACCAGTAAAACCAGGACCAGAGAAGGTGTAATCAGATGCACCACTAGAGTTTAAGTTCCACCAAATAACTGGACTTCTAGATACAACCCAGTCAGTATTATTCCAATAAATTGCATCACCTTTAACTATTCCTGATAGATCAGTATCAGTTAGAGCAGCAAATGTTGTTACAGGAGTTCCAGTATAATTAATCGTTACTGTATCACCAGTAATAGCAGTTGCAATATCTGTTCCACCAGTGAATGTTAAAGAATCAGTTGCAGAATCGGCAGTTGTAGTTCCTGTATCAGCAACAATAGATTCCCATAAATTTTGTGATCCTGCACCAGCTAGATCATCTGCAGGTGCCCATTTACTTAATGAAGTACTCCACTTTAATAATTGACCATCAGTAGGAGCATTCGATGTTGTATCTACGTTTCCAATTTGACCAAGAGTAGAATACTCTGTTAAAAGTTTTGCTTGTGTATCTCCAACACCACCTGCAGTAATATTAATATTAACATATGGATTATCATCACCATCTACAGTAAAGAAATATCCAGTATATGTTGCAGCAGAAGGAGTTGATCCTATCGCTGCGTATTCGTTCTTATATTTGATAGTAGTAGGGAAATCAATAGTCCCGTCAGTTCCTTCAAAAGTACTAGTAATACCACCGTTAGAAATAGTGACATCACCTGTTCCATTAGGAGCAAGAACAATATTGCCATTGGAAGAAGAAATTATAGAATTATTATTTACGTCAAGAGCAGAAGTTAACTGTGTATAATCAGAAGGAGTGAACGTTGAACCATTATAACGCAACACATGTCCAACAGCAGGGTTGGCAAGAGTCACCGTTAGGTTAGTTCCATTTCCTAAAGCAGTATATACTTCGCTAAAATTGTCGTTTATCTTGTCACCACCTGCACGAAGAGTGTCACCTGTATTATCGTTTGCAGCAGATCCAAGACCTAGTGTTTGTTTAGCCATCGCTCACTATTTTTTAGTTATTTATGGGGTTTCGGGGTCAACTGGTTCTTCTCCATATAGACTTATGTCAGGAGCAGTCCAGTCATCTGGGACTGAAGTCTCAACAGCAACTGTTGGGTTTTGATATCCAGAACCAACATTACTTACTTCAACACCTGCGACACCTATTAGTGCACGGATGTTTCCATCAAATCCAGATATAGAGTCAACTCTTACATTTGGTCTAGTTGTGTAACCAGATCCACCAGATGTTACTTGAACTCTATCAATAGTTCCAGATACTAAAGTCGCGGATGCTTTAGCATTCTGTCCAAATACAGATCCAAGATAATCAAATGTAATAAGTGAATTAGAAGATTCAATAACAGCAACCTGTCTGTCTTCAGTCTCACCTTGTATATCAATAAAGTCACCAACCTCTATTGGTGGTACAACTTCTGCAGCATCAACGTCTGCCTCAGAACCAACGTATGAGAATGCAACGAATGTTGATCCTACACGAGGAATCTCAGAGAAGATTATTCTAGAACCAACCAATTCAAAACCAACGCCTGGTTCCTGTATAACACCATTGAGTGAAACAATAATATTATTTTCTGGTAAGATTGTAGAAGATTGAACACCATCAGTCAGCGTCAATGAGTAGAACACATCGTCACGTTTCAAGTTGAATGACTGACGTAATGAATCAAACTCAAATGATATATCATCTAACTGTCTTAACTTACCAACATAGAATCCTGTGAATGATGCTCCAAGATCAGGTGCTTCAGTAAACTGAATGTTATCTGAGAATGCTGTATAAGCATTTGCTGAACCTGGTGGTTGTAGAACACCGTTAATGAATATCAACATATGTCCTGCAGGATCTGGGAAGTATGGAGTTCCGTTTGAAATAGTTAACTTGAAGTTAGTTTGTGATCCATCAAATCCTCTGAATGCACGTTCGACACGTCCCTTAAGATCAGTCTTAGTTATGATAGCTGCCTTGTAATTATCCTTACTAAAGATTCCATCTCTACCACTGAATGTTCCTGTTACATTTGTTAGATAGAATCGTTTGTTAACACCAACTTCTTTAATGTCTTGAATTACTGCAGTAGCAGCACCTGCAACATCTAACTTAGTATTGATTACTGCATGTCCTAATGGATTGAGTGGATCAGGAGCAACACCAAAATCACCAACCTGATCACCATTAGTAATATTTCCTGATGCTAAGATGTAGTAAAGAATATTATTATCAAGATCAATTTCAGTAATATAACCAAAGTTGTTAGCGTCAATAATACCATTTGTAATCTTATTAAGTTTATTACCTACTACAAATACATTTTTATTATTCTGAATTGTAATACCAATTCTTGTATGTCCTGCAGATGATATTCTATAACCTATTAATACATCTAATCCTTCATACCTAGTAACATCAATAAACAATTTAGATTGCTCAGGATATATTGTAGCAGTAGTTTCAAATGTACCTATTAATGTTTCAGTATCAACAGTTAATTTACCACCACTATTGTCAGTAACAGCAGCTTGTGCTTTTAAGAATCCAGTTGGAATTGCAGTTTCACCAGAATCATATCCCTTGAATGGAATATTATCTGTGAACTCACCCATAAGATCAGTGATTTGTATCCTATCTTCAATAGCATTAATTTGTGCAGTTGTTGTATTAGTTGCACCAACAACATAATCTAATACTGTCCATGTTCCACCAGTAACTGCAACATCAAGATATTTGAAGTTATCATCTTCATAGAATCCATAAACAATACCTGTAACTGTGCTATCACCTTGTTTCTGAACTACTTCATTCATGAAGTAAGGACCATCAACAATATTAGCATCAATACGGAATCTTTGATATACTTGAACGACTTCACCTTCGTTCATAGTTACTTTTTCTAGTTCAGCATATGAACCACTTTCTAAACCATATAAGTAATCAGCATTGTTTAGACCACCTGCTAATCCAACAGGAATATCAAATGTTCCATAATCTTTAGCAGGAGCAACTATTCCATTTTGAACAATAATGTCAGTATAGTAAGTGCTATTTAATAATTGATTACGGATAATATCTAAACTATATCTTACTAATCTATGAACTGACTCTGGATGATAATTCTGTGCATCACTATCACTAAAGTAAGGTACGAAACCTGACTCTGGAGAAGGATTAAGTAATTGATCTTTTAATGCATCATAAATCCAATTTTCTAATTTATCGATTGTGTATGTCTTAATGTTATACTCTGTATCAGCATAGAATACATCTCCAGATGTAGCAGCATATGGATCAATTAATCCTTTAGTTAACTTTTGACCCCATGCAAATAAACCATCAGATGCATTACCTGCAAAACTAGTTTGACCAGTAGCATTCTTAATTTGTACTTGTTGACGAAGTTGTTGGAAACCGAATGAACATGTAATTGTAATGTATGCTCTATACCATCCTCCACCATAAGGTATAACTCCAGATGCATCTATTGTAAGACCACCTTGAGGTTGGAATATACTACCTGTAGTTCCATTTGTTAAATCAATATCATAGAATGCTTGCTGTCTCTGAGCTGTATCTTCATCAAGAGAAACCATGAAACGTGCTTTAGTATATTCACCTTGCTTCAAGAATACAGAATAAGTAAATTGCTGAGATTCCTGAGTTCCTACTTGTCCAGTATCAAATGTTTCTCCACTAGTATCGAAGGTAACGTTACCAGAGTCAAATGTTTCAAACGCATTCAAACTGTAATTATTAAATACAAAATGTTCTCCAACAGTTGTGGTAGCAACAAGTTTATCAGCACTTAATGCATTATCAGGAGCAGCAGTTACGTCTGCTGATACTGTTAAATTAGTAAGTGTATTTCCACTAGATAAATCTTCTGGATAATTATAACCAACGTTTTGACCTATTAATTGATCTTGAACCTGAGAACTAATTAATCTTGCATTTCTAAGAATTTCTACGTTTGCAGGATGTGTATACCAGTCAAATTTCTTACCAACTCCACCAGTAGTTACAGTTGCAGCACCACCTGTTTGACCTGTAACAGTTTCACCACCAGAGATTGTACCGCTAAGGAATGAACTAATATAAAGATGTCTATCTTTACTATCCCATTCAAGAATCGTAGCATATCCACCACCTGCAGCAGTTACAACTTCACCAACTCTAAACTCTCCAGTTACACTTGTAAGAGTTAATCTATATGCATCTTGCATATGAGATACATCAGTTGTAATAGAATCTTGGATCATATTTCCAAGTAACTCATCTACAAAATCATTATAAATCCACTGACCATTACCAAACTGAGTATTAACAAGATTGTTTAATTCATTCTTATAGTAGTTTGAATTAAACAGTATTTGTTTCATACCACTTCTCATAATCTTTTGACCAGGTGAGAAGAACTCAATTACATGATCAAGAAGATTATTCCATTCTCCAACAACAGCATCTATATCAACTGTTTCTTCTGTATCTCTATATGCAGTGAAACCAGATTGTGTTGAATATGCACCAAATGGTTGACTCTCAAATGCGTTATATACATTATTTCTAATTACTTCACGACCAACTTCTTTAAGTTTTTCCATACCAAATACAGTTGCCATAACCATATCTTCAATTCTATGAAGAGTTCCATCTGCATTGAGATATGTATCTTCAAGTGCCTTAACAGAACTATTATTACCACCAGTTTGTAAGTCAGATATTAATGACTTAACTAGAAGTTCTACATCAGCTTGGAATTCTGTATCTAATAAATTATTACCACCAAATTGGAATCCATAGTATGTTGTAGGACCTGCTTGATATGTAAACTCCTGCACCATATTAGAAGTAACATCTTGTGCAATAAGTTCTCTGTTGAAGTATAGTCTATTACCTGCAGTATCAAAATCTTTTCCAGTAGGTGCAATTATATCATTAACTGTTGTTATTAATGATTCAATATTAGTCTTAACATCTGCACAATCACCGATAACACTAACTGCATCTGTAGCAGTACCACCTGCCCATACGTGAGTGTATTCACCACCTGCTATTACAGATTCTGTATCTGCAGAGTAGAATGTGTGAACATAATCACCACCAGATCTTACAGCACCAGAATTAGCAGAAACAAATGTATGTGCTGATGTATCAGATATAGCACCTTGTCCACCATTTACGTTAATAGTAATTGTTCCTGCTGCTTGATCTGCAGAATCAATATTGATTGCAGTATTATATGCATAGTCAGCACCTGTTCCTGTATTAGCACTAGTAGAACGAGGATATGATTTCTGAACTGTATTACCATCTAATGTGCAAGTAAAGACTAATGATTCAGTAGCAAGTCTAATGCTAGTACCAGCAACTAATCCGTGGTTTACATTGAGTGTCAATACCATTACACCTGTAGTAGGATTGTAAGTAGCATTAGAAACATTATGTAAAACTATTGGACTTGTTCCAACGTTTAACTGAATACTATCTGCTGTAGTTGCAGTAATATCAATAGGTTTGTCATAGAATGGATCAGTTGTTCTTGGATAAGATTTGATTGCTTCATTTCCATCCATCTCACAAGTAAACTTCAATGCACCACCATTGATCTTAATTGGTTGTCCAGTTTGTAAATTGTGGTTACCAATAGTAAGAACCATTATACCGCTTTGAGCGTTATAAGTTGCAAATGTTGGTGTGTATTTAACTTCTGGAGTAGTTCCTACATTAACAGTTACAGTTGTAGCAGTAGCATTTGTAATTGTAAGTGACTTACCATATGCAGGGTCAGTTGCACGAGGATATGTTTTATTAGAAACGTTACCATCCATTGAACATGTAAATGTTAATGCTTCATTTCCTATTTGTAAACTATCACCTGCACTAAATCCATGTCCAACAGTTACAGCGTTTGTAGCAGATGGGGTTAATACAAAGTTATGAGTTGTGGTGTCTGTAATTGCACCTTGACCACCATTGACATTAACAGTGATTGTACCGCCTGATTGGTTTACAGCAGTAATATCAAGGAATTGATTATATGCATAATCAGCACCATTTGTAGTATTAGCACCGAATGATCTAGGATATCTCTTTTGAGTTTGGTTACCATTACTATTGTAATCACAAGTAAAGACTAATGACTCAGTAGCAATTCCAACCTTGTCATTGGTTGTTAAAGTATGAGTTCCGATTGTAAGTGTTAAATCACCTGATGTTGGATTATAAACTGCACCAGTAACACTATATGATCCAGTGTTTGATGCAAGAGTCATTGTTAAATCACCAGAACCTGCATCATAAGTTGCACCATATACATCGTAGGTTGTTACACTATCATCATTTGTAATACCCCAATCTCCAACGATAAGATTTTCTGTATTATCAGTTGTTAAAGTTCCATCTATTGCTTGCTTTAAGTAATATATTAAACGCTCATGAACGTAGATAGATTGTGGTAACTGTAATCTAATATGTTGGATCATATTATTAGCACCAATGTAGAATCCTGCAGCAGTAATAACATTATCATTACCACCATTTTCTATATCATTAGCAACTCCACCACAAACCTGTGTAAGGTCAGTCTTACAACGCTCAATTCCATCTGTAGATGCACCACCTTGGTTTCTAGGCATATCCTGATAAAGAGCAGGATAACGAACTAACATATCATATGATGCCTTATCTACAATAGCACCTGTATTCTGACGAATTAAATTAGCAGCATCACGGAATCTGTAACGACTGAATACATCGATTCTATCTGTGTATACCATTTCCTGAGCATCATCTTCATAAGTGATCTTAAATGGAACCTCAAGATATGAATATACTCTACCACCAACAAACTCTTGTACTGGAAGAAGATCAGTAATAGTTGCAAGATGATCTACAGGAGATGGTAAAGCAGCTTGAGTTATTGTATCTCTAAGAATATCAATTAAGTTATTTGTAGTTGTATAAACATCAGAACAATTTGTAATTTGATACTTAGACTTAATAACAGAATTAGCATTTGCACTAACAAATAAATGATCGTAACGTTTTTCTTGTGGTGACTTACCAACGTTAATTACAAATCTATCATTATCTACAGTCTTAACTTCCATTACATGCTTACTTGCAGGATCAGTTACTCTTGGATAATCATGTTGTGTTAAATGATTATCTTGAGAACAAGTAAATCTTATTGAATTATCCTCAAGGTATACTGAGTCACCTGCAACATGTATTCCATTAGTAGTTGCAGAAACGAATGTATGAGTATAGTCACCACCTGTTCTAACTCCATTTGTAAGACCAGATATAAACTTATGTTTGTAGTTACCACCAGTTGAAATTATCGCTCTTGTAATAGCATTTGTTGTAGCAGAAACAAATGTATGAGCTGTAATATTGGTTGATGGGATTTCATCTAATACTTGAACAGTGAATGTATTATTTGTAGTTGCAACAACATCTAACCATCTACCACTAGCAGGATCAGTTGGTCTTGGATATGGATGATTTGTCGCATTACTATCTTCAAGACATGTAAATGTAATACCATTATTAGCAATCTTTATTTTCTCTCCAGTTTTAATTCCATGTGAAACACTGATAGCATCAGCAGTTGCAGAAACAAATACATGATTAGTTGTATCAGTAATTGCTCCTCCACCACCATTTACGTTAACAGTAATTGTTGTTGCTGTTGTATCAGTAATTTGTAAATGATTATTGTACGCAAAGTCAGAACCAGTAGGAGTCGATGCATTTGTTGCTCTAGGATATGTTTTATTTGTAGTATTTCCATCTCCATTGAAATCACAAGTAAATGTTAATGAGTTGGCAGCAATTAATATCTCTTCTCCAACTGCTAAACTATGACTTCCGATAGTCATTTGCATCTCACCAGTTATTGCATTGTAAGCAACAGTAGAAGGAGTAAACGTAGTGGTAGCAACTGTTATTGCTATCTCACCTGTAGATCCATCGTAAACTGCATTAGTTGGTGTAAATTGAGATGTAGATACAGAATCTAAAGTATGGTTTGGTGTGAATGAAGGTGTATATCCATCTAAAGCATTGATAGTAATAGTACTTCCTGTTACAGCATCAATAGGAATTGCTTGAGCAACAAGTGGATCTCCTTGGATAATACAATTATCCATAGAACCTGCATAAGTATGAGTTGTTGTATTTGTAGGAGTTGTTCCTTGTAAAATATCAACTTCAAATTGAGTATCACTTACATTCTTGATAAACAACCATTTGTCACTTGCAGGATCAGTTGCTCTAGGATAAGGATGTAAAGTAGCATTATTATCATGGGCACATCTGAATGTTACGCCACCATCTTTGATCTTAATAGGTGTACCAGCAACCATACCGTGTCCAAGGGTAATACCATTTGCAGTAGCTGAAACGAATGTATGTGCTGATGTATCTGAGATAGCACCTTGACCACCATTCAAGTTAACAGTTATAGTATTGTCACCAACATCCATAACTCTGAGCCACTTATCATAAGCATAGTCAGCACCACTTGTTGTATTAGCACCTGTTGATCTAGGATAAGATTTTTGTGCAGTGTTGCCATCTAATGTGCAAGTAAATGTTAGTGAGTTAGGAGCAAGTTTAACTTTGTTGCCAGGTACTATACCATGACCAACTTGAACTGCACCATCAAGTGCACCAACAAATGTATGGTTACTGATATCAGTAATAGCACCCTGTCCACCATTAACATTAACAGTGATAGTTGTTGAACTTACAGCAGTGATATCTAACCATGTATCATAAGCATAATCTGCTTTTGAATTTGTTGAGTTGTAAGCACCTGCAGCACGAGGATAAGGATGAATTGTTGTATTATTATCGTTGTTATAATCACATGTAAATTTAAGTGATTCTGGAGTAATTTTAATTCTATCGTTAGTTGTTAAACTATGAGATCCTCCTCCAAGTGTAAGAACTAGAACACCAGTTGTAGGTGCATAAGTTGCTCCAGTAACATTATATGATCCTGCATTCTGAGATATTGTTAATACACAAGCACCAGTTGTAACGTTATAATTTGCAGCACTAGCAGTAAATGATTCAGTAGGAATTGAAACTGTAAGAGCACCTGTTACTGGGTTGTAAGATGTACCTGTAGATGGAGTATGAGTAGCAACATTAGATCTTGGATATAGATGTTTAGTAGCACCACTATCCATATCACATGTCATTACTAATGAATCAGGAGCAAGTTTAACAGTATAATTTGCCTTGCTAACGCAGTTATTAACTGCACTTACAAATGTATGAGTATCAACGTTAGTAGAAGGAGTTGAATCTAGAACTTGAACATCAAAAGTATCTGTAGTTACGTTGAATATTGGAATCCATTTGTTGCTAACTGGGTCAGTAGAACGTGGATAGTCTTTTTGTGCAGCAGTTCCAGTTGCACCACCATAAGGACAACTTAATTTAATACCATTATCAGCAATCTTAATTTTCTCACCATTAGAGAAGTTATGACCTGCAATAGTCAGAGTCATTACACCACTAACAGGATTGTAAGCAACATCAGTTGGTGTATGTTGTGTTGGAGCAGGATAACTATGTGATCCAACATTTAATTCTAAAGCACCAGTACTAGCATTATAAGTTGCAGCAGATGGAGTATACGCCTTAGTTGGAGTAGCACCAACGTTAACAGTAACAGTATTATCACGTTTTACAATACCATCTTTAACTGCTCTTATAAATGTGTGAGCATATTGACCTGTAGCACTTGCTTCACCAATAAACAATGTAAATGTATGATCAGTAACTGCTTTAATTCTTAACCATCTAGCAGCAAATGGATCTTTAGGTCTTGGATATGCATGCTCTGTTTTATTTCCATCTTTAGCACATGTAAAGACTAATGATTTATTCTCTAATCTTAGTTCAGTGCCTACTGTTAAACCATGATTCAAAATTGTAATGGTTAACATTCCAGTTGCAGTATTATAAAGTGCACTCTGGGCAGTCATTCTAGTGCTACCATTACTCCAAATTGGAATAGCAGTATTGTAAACACTATCATCAACTCTAGGATAAGAATGAACAGTAGCATCATTATCTTGTGAGCATGTAAATGATAATGCATCTTTAGCAAGTTTTAGTGTTTCACCAGATCTTGTTAAACCATTTGCTTTAGCACGAACAAATGTGTGAGCAGTTTGGTTAGTAGAAGGTGTAGAACTTAGTACCTGAACATCAAATGTTGTATGAGTTACATTAGAAATAGGTAACCACTTGTTATAGTAAGGATCTGTAATTCTTGGATATGTGTGCTCAGTAGCACCACCGTCTTCAAGACATGTAAATGTTAGTGAGTCTCTATCAAACATAACTCTATCACCAACATATAAGCCATGCTCTACAGTTATAGCATTAGTCAGTGCGGACCTAAACTTATGTTTATAATTACCACCAGTTTGAACAGCACCCGCTAATGAAGTTGAATATGTATGAGTTGTTGTATTACTTGAGATACCAACATTAAGAGTAATTGTTGTTGGACCTACTGAAGCAATAGAAATAGATTGTTCAAATGACTTATCACGTTTCTGTTGAATTGCACCTGTGAAACTTATAAAGGTGTGAGTAGATGTATTTGTGGAAGGAGCAGTATCTAATACTTGAATATCAATACTTGTTGATTGAACATTACTTATTTCGATCCATCTATCACTAATAGGATCATAAGGTCTAGGATATCTGTGAGTAGTTGCATTACTATCTTTATCACATGTGAATGAAAGTGAGTAATCAGGAATCTTAACCTTATCACCATCCTTCATACCATGTCCTTGAGGAATAGTTAATGTTACTACACCTGTTGTTGGATTATATGCTGCATCACTTACGTTATGCTCATCAATTAGAGGTCTTGGATAGTAATGAACACCTGCACCATATGTGCATGTAAATCCAATACTTTGAGTCTTAATTCTAATAGAAGTATTTGCAGATAAACTATGATTTCCAATAGTCAATGTCATCTCACCTGTATTAGGATTGAAGGTTGCATTAGAAACATCGTATTCAACGATAGGAGATTTACCAACGTTTACTGTGAATGATGTATCAGTTACATGAAGAACTTCTAATGCTGTATCACGTGCAGGGTCAGTTGCTCTTGGATATGGATGATTAGTAGCATAATCATCTTGAGAACATCTAAATGTAATACCATTATTAGCAATCTTAATAAACTGTCCTGTTTTTAAATTATGTGTTCCAGTATAGATTTCTAAATCTCCACTTGTAGGACTGTAATCAGCATCATGAACATTGTACTGGTCATTACCAATACCAACTGTCATTACACCACTAGTAGGATTATATGCTGCACTAGAAACAGTATACTTACTGCCTGGTCTTAGGTCATTGTCACCAATGTCCATAGTTAAGAAACCAGTATTACTATCATAATCTGCTGCAGTCGCAGTAAAGTTAACTGTTGGAGATGTTCCAACATTTACACTAAAGTTATCATTATCAATCTTCGCTACTTCTAACCAGCCTTGGTTTGCTGGATCATCATCTCTAGGGTAACTTTGTGATACTGTATTACCATCACAAGTACAAGTCATGGTAATAGAATTAGGCTCAAACTTAATTCTGTCCCCAGTTTCTAGAGAGTGCCCAACAGATTCAACTGTCAAAACACCAGTGGTAGCAGTGTATCCCGACGATGATGCTGTTATAGTTCTAGGGGCCGCGAGTCCATGACTTGCAGCTGTTATTTCCATGTCACCCATTGATGGATGATAGTCGATTGCAGTTGGACTAAACTTAGTTAATGTTTGTGATGTATAACCATCAAATGTGATAGAAGTGTCAAACTTCTGAGTTAACCCATGATCACCTTGAGTACTCCAAGGAACATTATTAACAATATACTTAGCAAGTTTATCTAATATTTCATAAACATAGACTGTCATAGAGACATCATCTTCTACGTTTACAATTTGAATAGGATTAACAGCTCTATTAACATAGTATGAAGCTGCTTTCCACATATGATGATTACTACCATTACGTAAGTCATCTACAATAGAATCAACAACATCTCTTACATCATCTTCACAATCAACTTCACTACCCTTAACACTATGAGCAGGGAATACTTCCTTCATAATATAAACTGTTTCTTGAGCAAGATATTCCTTGTTCATTAACATTAAATCTGCAGCGTTAAGATATCTGTGACTCTTCTTATTAAATCCTGCAGGAGCATTAGCAGAAGAAGCATCTGTTACAGCAAGAGCATCGTTGTTTAAATATTCTTCTTGAGTAAATGATTCTCCACCTGACCAATCTTCAGTCTTAGTTGCACCATCAGCACCATCAAAGTGACATAATACTTTAGTATCTGCATCTCCTTGGAAAATACCATTTGGTGAAGTGAATGGTACTGTAGCATAACGTGAAACAACAGAATATCTAAACTCGTCAATATGTGCAGTTATAGGATTAAGACCTGCATAATCAGCACCTATTCTAATTGGTCTATCTAATGTATAATTACCACTATCAGTTCCAGTTCCTATCTCAACTCCATTAGAGAAGATCTTAAGAGAAGTTCCAGTTCTTTGAATTACAAGATGATACCAAACATTATTGTTTAGAGCATTTCCACCAGAAGTTGCTATATCTGAACCATTAACATTAACACGAACTTGTGCTGCTTGTAAGTAAATTCTAAGTGCAACTTCAGTAGCACTTGTTCTCATATCAACTAAAGTCTTAGTATCTGCTAAAGATACTGCATCTAAACGAACTTGGAATTCAATAGTATAATCACCTGTACCACGGGTAAATTCAGATGATGCAGGAATTTGAATATAATCACTTGTTGCTAGATCAAGTTGTAATGATGCATCTCCAAATTTCTTAATTGAAGTATCTAATTGAGCACTACCAGAGAAGTTAAATTGATGATAGTCAGCACCACCTCTTAGTGATCTACCAATCTTACCAAGATATATGGTATCACCTGAGAAATCAAATCCAATTACTTCTGCCTTAGTATCTCTAGTTCTAATTGTTTGACCTGCAGAGAATATTCCAGTTCCTTGTTTTTCTCTAAATGTTAGTTTTCTAGACTTACCAGATTCACCACTATTAAATGTTCCAACATTATTACCGTAATCAAGTTTATAATTCCTGATCATTTCACCTACAGATAACTTACCAGAGGCATTATCATAAGGAATAACAATTTGACTTATGAATTCATTAGCAGGGAATTGAGAATCAATATCAGTTGTATATGTGTCATAATCAACAACACTAATTGTTGATATTGAAATATCATCTAAAACAATATTTGGATATGTGATAGATGTAACTCTGTTGAATAAGAGACCAAAGAATGAAGATCCTTCTGAAATATTAACCTGACCAATAAATTCTTGAGTTGTAGGATCTTGATATGTAGATGTAGCAGTTAATCTTGCAACTACACCAGACTGAGCACCGATAATAACATCATTAAGAGCAAGATCAAATAAACCAGGTGTAGACTGATATGTTCCAGTAGTTTTACTTAAAGTTAATTTATCATTAACAAGAACTGTGGTTGCATATACAGGACCATCTTCTGCCTGTGTTGCTGCTGTAGTACCTAATTGACCTCTAGTTACTTCTAATATAGTAGAATCATTATTCTCAGTAATTTGAGTAACAGTTACAATCTCAGAACCAACTTGATAATTAGCATTAAGAGCAAATGTTCCTGTAGCAGGAGGTGTGTCAGGATCAGTTGAAACTGCTTTAGATGCTACCACTTCAATAGCAGCAGTCGAAGGACCTACACCATAACGAAGTTGACCTAATGGATCAGAAGATCCACCTGCTAAGTTAATTGATTCAACTCTAGCAGTCTTACCATCAAGGTTACTAACTTGCTCACCAAAAGTAAATAATCCAAGATTAGAAATAGATGATACAGCATCATAATTAGCAATAAATCCTGTAGCACTATTACTTACCAATTCACCAAATGTAAATGCACTTCCTTCTACAAAGAATCCTCTAATTGCTTGACCAATAACAGATGTGACAGTAAATCTTGCTAAAGAAGTCTGTCCAGCCATTGTATTTCCTATGATAGGGAATATACCACTAACGTTAGTAAATGTTATTTCAGATATATTAATCTCTGAAATAGTAGCGTTTACATATTTGACACTAGCAGGAGGTTGTGGTGGTTGACTGAATACAATAGAATCACCTTGAATATTAAATGATGTCTCAGGAGTTTGAGCAACACCATTTAAGATAATCATTAATTGGTTAGCATTAGCAACTACATTTTCACCATTAACTTTTAATGGGAACTGAGTTTTAACACCATCAAATTGATTAGAAATATCATCTAATCTTTGTACAACTGATGTTAAAATGTTTTCTGAAGATGTTAATCTTTTTTGTCTGAATAATACTTCTGAGTTATTAAACTGTGAATAAACTGGTTCAACTAGAGAGAAACTCTGTATATTAGGAACTATCGCTTCTCTTGCTAATTCAACAGCTTTGGTTATCTGGAAATCAGTTTCCTTGTTAGGAATTTGACCATAATCAGATAGATTTAATTCACCAAATACTTTAAATGATGCAGGGTGAACGTTCTTAAGTAATATCTCTTTCCACTCACCAATAGAAACAGCAGACTTAACAGCATATGAGAAGTCCTGATAATAGTAACTATCTTGAATCTTCTGAATAATTTCGGATGGTTTACCAATGTCATCAATAAACTGACCTGTTGTTTTAGTAATAGAACCAATTTCAAGAACACCACGAGCAATCTTAAGATCACTAATGATACCAGAAGACTTAGAAATAACACCTGTTATTCTTTCGTTAGCATTAAAGTCTCCAGTGTAATCAACAATCTTAATAATTCTAGGTCCTACCTGCCAACCTTGGTTAGTAGAAACATATCCACTAGCAGTTGCAGCGTCTAAACTATCACCTTGATAAACAAGTTCACCTTCTAAGAATGTAGATGTGACAACGTTTGCAGTTGCTGCACCACCAAATGATTCAGTTAATATTGTTTGACGACCTGTTCCTGCGTTAACAAACGATAAGGAGTCACCTAATGCAGCGTTAGCAGCAGTAATAGCAATCTTTAATTGGTTTTCTTCTAGTGAGTTTGCAGTACCAGCAATAGCGTAATATGTGTTAGTAGAATTCAAACGACCAACAGCACCTGCTGATAATGGGAACTCAGCACCATCACCAGTATCAGTAACTGTCAATGTAACTTCAGAACCATTTACAATACCATGTGGGAAAGCAAATTGTAGTAATCCTAAGTCAAGGTTAACAACATAGTTGAAAGAAGATCTTAATGCAACGGTAGGAGCAGAAGAGTAACCTGAGCCTGGATCTTTAACAATAATATCATCTAAACGACCATTCTTAATTGATGCTTCAGCAGTTGCATTTTGTCCACCACCACCTGTAATAACAACGGTTGGTGCTTGTGAATATCCAGAACCTGGATCTGTAACTGTAATACTATCAAGTATACTTGTAGATGTTAACTGTGCGTTAATTGGGAATGAAATCTCAGGACGTAAAGTATAGTCATGAGGATAATCATATCCAAAGTTGTTGTTCTGTAATTTCTTAATCTTACCAACTTTAATTCCTTTAGTAAAGATAGAAGCACCTGATCCTGCAGGAGGAATAACAACATTCAAATCAACACCAGAACCTGTTAGACCTGCTCCAAGAATACCTGATATAGATTCAACATCAATACTTGCAGTAGTATATCCTTTACCTGGTGATGTAACTACAACTTCTTGTATTTGACCAGGAATTGTTACACCTTCATCATCAGTTCCATCAGCAACAGTAATAGAAACAAATCCACCTTCTCCATCACCTGCAATAGGAACACTATTATAAACACCTACAGCATATTCAGTACCTGGTGCATCAATTTGAACTCTCTCAATCTGTCTAGATGATTGAATTGTTGTGACAACAGGTAATCTAGTATAGAAACCGCCAGGATTGACAATACGTATATCATTGATAGAACCAACTGCCTTCAATGAACTTGTGCTATAAGATGTATTGATAACATCAGCATTTCCTTCTGGTTCATTAGCAAGAACAAACTTAAATGTATCTGCACCACGAGTAATAGTTGCACCAGATATAGAACTAATGGTAAAGTTACCTACGTATGGAGAATCAACAACATCTAAGTAACTTGCAGGGTTAACAGGAGAATCAGCACCAGTTCTAGAAGGATCAAAGTAGTAAGAAATATTAGTAACAATTTCAGTATCAACTTTTAACTTAACAGTAGGATTAGGAACACCTTGACCAGTAATACCAGGTGTACCTACTCTTTCAATAGAGTTGAATGAATATTCCAGTTTATAAAGATTATCTTTAGAGAATGATAAGTTACCACCCGCCATAGAAGAATGACTGACATCAAAGAGATATTGATGTCCATAATACATTTTAAGAACAGGTGACTTAACGTAGATATTAACACTTCCAGAACTTGTAGCTGGTGAAGTTATTGCAGCAGAAGGTAATTTATATGTAAATTCAACAGGACTTACAACACTGAAGACTGGGAAAGCACCATCATATTCATCATAAACTACACTATCAACAGTTTGTGATGGGTTACCATCAATGTTAACCATCTCACCTTCAGTAAGGTAATGACTATTTGCAGTAACAATATAAACTTCATCACTATTAGCAACAGCAGTAACTTGTATAATCTTCTTAAGTGTTGCTACTAAAGTAATTTTAAGAACACCAGTTAAATTAGTAATTTGTGCAGTGGTATATGCAGCATTGTAACTGATATCACCAGAGTTAATGTTAATAACAGATCCAACAATATAGGGTGAACCACCAGCTACTTCATCAATTCTTATAGAATAATCATCATCAGTATAAGGTTTAAAGTTAGTTAATTCATCAAGATTATTTGAACCTCCCTCTGGGTGATTGAAATTGTTTAAATCAATATCAAATGTACCAGGTGTAGTGTTGTTTATTAGTGGGAATGTAAATATAAGTTCATTAACATCAGCAGGTATAGGTCCTACAATACCATAAGTGCTTTGTTCATTAAACTGTTCTGTAACTAATTCACCAGTATTAAGATCATCTGACCAAGCATTAATATTAACAGCAAGATATATCTTATTATTAGTAGTATCTTGTCTAATAATATATCCACTATTTTGGAATACTCCAGATGAATTATTAAGTCTTAATTTTGCACCTGTAGTAAATCTAAACTGTTGATTAAGAGTAAGTTCTTGAATATTGTCAATCTTGACTGTAGGTGTAACCTTAAAGTAATATCTGTCTTTAACATTAGCAGTAACTCTTAGTTTTTGAGAACCTGGTGAAGGAACAGTAGCAGTTCTAGAACTCCAAACATCTTGAAGATATGATAATGTTGAAGAATCCTGAGTCATTGATGTATCAGCATCATCAAAGTCTAAGTTTTGGAATCCTGCTTCTGCTAAAGCAAATCCTGTATTATTAACAGTTAATGCTGATCCTTCTACAATCGCTATATTAGCTCTAGTAAATCCAATTCCAGTATTAGTTTGTGCTGTTTGTGTACCTAATCTTGCTGCATCGGCATTCTTATCAATCTTAATACCCCAACCAACATAATCAATATAATCATATTTGTTAACGTAAGTAGAGAACCATGTTGTATCTTGCCAATCAAATCCTTCATTAAACTCACCTGCAATAGGATAGTTAGTTACATCAGTAGGAACTGTAGGAGTAACTGCTCTGTTTCTAATACGAAGATTATCAATATGATATTGACCTTGATAAGAAGAAAGGAATTGATTTAATGTTCCACTCTTACCAGGAATATTACCAATATATAAATTCTGATTCTGGAATGCAGTATTATCAATAGTTCCTTGAAGAACTTGTATACCATTAACATATGCAGTATATTGACCTGCAGATTTAGTAAGTGCAATGAATTGCCAAGTATTATCGGCAAACATTGTAGTAACTGTAGATTGTAGAGAACCTGATGCAGAGTTAAGTGCAGTTCCATTTGCAGTAACAACTAACTGCATTTGTCCAGATGAAATATCATAATACAACCATAGACCACCTGTACTCAAGGTAGCATCACCGATTGCTATTAATGTTTGTTGTGTTTGACTATGTGTATTGTTATTACCTACAGCATCTTTATACAACATGAACTCAATAGTCCAGTCGTTAGTCATTTTAGTTCCTAAATCAGAACCATTAAGTTGTATAACTGAATTTACCCATGTTGTAGGAGTAGTAGAGTCTTTTCCTAATATTTTTGCATATCCATTAGTAGCATCAAATTGAAGTCCATTACCCTCTGAAATATAAGTTGGTGTATAATGACCTGTAACATCTGTAGACGCACCACTTGTAAATGGTAATAATAGTTCATTCCTATTCCAAGAAGTTTGACCATATACATGAATATCACCAGAACTATCAGGATATAATGTATGAGCAGTTAATCCTTCAATGTTATTAACATCAAACTTATTATTAGTATGACTCTTAATAATACCATTGTATCCAAGTTTAACTACGTCAACAGTTAATTCACCATCTGTATTTTGATATTTGTTGATTGCAACGTTTAGATCACCAAAAATATCAATATGACTTCTCTTAGCAGCATGAATAGTATATCCACCAGTTACTGCATAACGATAGTTCCATAGGAATACTCCTTCTGTGCTTAACTTACCAATCCAGAATCCATCTTTTGTAGTATTATCTGCTTTAAGTTTTGTTGTAGCAGTAATATAAAGTTCACTAAACTCATCTATTGTAAGACTTGAATCTTCAAAAGAATACAGTGTATTACTTAATTGTTTATTCCATAGAAGAGTAATGGCACTAGTACCTACATTTGCTTTACCAATACCTGTATCAACATTTGATGCATTAGGACTTGTAGCAATTTCTAATGTATAGTATATGTCAGTTCCATCAACAAGTAAGTCTGTAATTTTTTCAGATACATTAACAGAAGTAAGTTTTCTCTTAACAGCAAAGTTACCAAGTGTATCTACAACAGCAATATAAGCATCATATGGATTACCAGAGTTAGTATTTGTATAACCACCTAAAACAAATCTAGTATCTGAATATTTGGCAATAGCACTAACATTATCAGAACGAGTAGAACCTGATATACCTGCATATGCTTTTTGATACTGTAAAGTAGCACTTAATCCATTTGCTGCCTGTGTATACTTACAAAGAACAACATCAGGGTTATATGCTTCTAATATACTTGCATTTGGTCTATTATGACCTACACAGTAAACATCTTGACCATCAACTAATATTTTTTCAAACTCTACTTCATTTTGACCATCAGTACTCTTAATTGTCTTTTCCCAGTCTTTAACACCAGTAGCAGATAATTTTGCTACAAATGCTATAGTATAATTAAATGAATCTTTTGTTTTACCACAAAGGAATACTTCTTTCTGATCATTTACAAATACATCATTAACTTTAACATAATCATTACTTGTAATCTTAGAAATATAATAATCTGCTTTCTTATAGATTTGAGGATGTGATAATATAACTCTTGGGTTTGTAGTATAGTCTTGACCAGAGTTAGTAATATTAACTGAGGAAATAGATCCTACTGATGTTACAACCGCTTCTAATGCTGCACCAGTTCCATCACCATCAAGAATAATTGTAGGAGGTAATTCACTATTATATCCAGAACCTTGTTGATCAATAACAATTTCTTCAACACCTTTAATTTGTTTAACAACAAAAGTCTTATTAGTGTTGTTCATTATAGGTGTATAGTCTACGACTACCTGATCATCAACAGTTAGGTTATGTGGAGTTGTAGTCTTTAGAACACCATAGTTGACACCACCAATACTTTCATATCCATATGTTGAAACTGCTTCTCCTTTAATATGAGAAACACGAGCAGAAACACCAGTACCATCAGTATCTGTATTATCAAATACTAGTCGGTCATTAACCTGATAAGAAGCACCAGGGTTTTCTACTGTAAATCCAGTTACAGAAGCATCTTCAAACTTAGTAATCGTTTCAACTTCAATATCAACCTTAGAGTCAAACTTAACTTTAGGGAAATAATCAAATAACTGTAGAGGTGACTCTTCAAAGATTTGATCTGGATCATCTATCTCATCCTGAGAGATCACAGCGTCCCTATTCTCGTCTTCTACTTCAAATACAAGCAATTCACCATCTTCGGTAGTTAGAGCGTTTGTAGAGGCATTTGGTGCCCTCTCAACGTCAATATCAACGTTCTCATATGGATCACGATATCTAACAACACCAGTAGGAATATTCTGTTGAGTTGCACCGTCAGTTAAGTTCCAAGTATCAACAACTGAGTTAAAACTAGGACCTAAAACATATGGGAATACTGGATTACCTTGCTCAGTAGTGTCAACAGTAACAAAGTAACAATATCTACCACCAGGAAACTCAGGTGTCTTACAGAAACGACCATTGTACTGATCAAGATCACCTAAACCAAACACATACTCATAATCTTCTACAAAATTACCTGCTGCCTCATCAGTAAGTAAAGGACCTGCGGTTCTAGCAGGATAAGGATTAGTAACTACATCATATACAAGTTCTGTTTTAAGACGATATGAAGTGTTTAATCTATTGATAGCAGATGATTGATCAGTAGGATCAGCGTAACCATAAGGACCGTAAATTGGGTTACCATCAAATGCCCATCCAACAATAGGAGAATGGTTTAACTGTTCTGCCTGTTCAACTATATTTCCTGCAGTTGGTTCTTGTAAATTATCACCAAGAACGTATCTTAATCTTTGTGGGTTTGATAAATGAGCATATTCTCCACCATACTGATTATTAAATCCTTCAAATACTCCACCTTTTGCAGTATCTAATGAACTAGTTGCTTGTAAGTTATAAGTCCATTGGAATACGTTTGCTGTAAACAATGCATCTTGTCCAACAGAAGTTAAGTTAATAAGTGTAGTTCCTTGAATATATCCAATACCTCTGTTGAGAATCTCAACACTTGTTACTCTTCCTGCGTTTTCACCATCAATATCAATACCTGCTCTTGCAACAGCACCAAATCCATCACCTTGAATACTTACTATAGGAGCAGTTGTATAACCAGATCCTGCAGAAATAATAGCGATTGATATAATACGACCATTCTGTACAATTGCTTGAGCAACAGCACCACTACCAGAACTCAATGTAACAGTAGGATTAGATGTATATGAAGCACCACCACTTGTTACAGCAATAGATTGGATCGGACCTCTGACGTTTGCAGTTGCAGTTGCACCAGTTCCACCGCCTCCAACAATAGTAATTGAAGGTTGTGAAACATATCCAGTTCCTCCAGAATTGATTAGAATACGTGAAACAACACCTTTAGTGATAATAGCAGTTGCAGCAGCACCAGAACCGCCTCCACCGACTATAGAGACCAATGGTGAGGATGTATAACCAGATCCACCTGTAAGAACCTCTACTTCGCTTAAAGAACCATTAACAACAACTGAACCTGTTGCACCTGATCCTCCACCACCAGTAATTGAAATATTTGGAGGAGATGCAGCATCATAGTCTTGACCAACGTTAGTAATGGTAATAGCAGTTACAGCACCGAATGTTTTGAATAGAGATGACTTATATGACCATATAGAAACACCGTTAACCCAAGTTCCAACAGGACCTGGATTAATTAAGTTCTTTGTAGAGATAGTTTGAGCAACTCTTGGGAATCTGTTTAATTTTCTTTGGTTACCAGGTAATAGTGCAGAACCAGGAAACGGACCTATGTCATAGTTGGGAATACCTGTAGAAGCAACGTAAACATAATTGTCATTGAAGAATGTGTTCTGAACGTTAGTAGTATATGAACCAATCGCAGTTAAAATTTGTGCACTTGATGATTTACCCTTATTAAGGTCAATAGAAACAAGAATATTACCTTGTGGTATTACTCCACCTGGTTGAGGTAGTTCATATTGGAATACAGTGGTAGAATCTCTTGATGTAACTAAGAAAGTTCCATTATAGATGATTGGGTTAGCACCATAGATGGTAACCTGATCTCCAACCAGTAGACCATGAGGGTTTGCACAAGTTACAGTAGCAGCTTGATCATTAATACCACCAAATGTAATTCCAGTAATTGAAATTAACTTTTTAACGTTATACAACCAAGTTGTAAGTTCTGAACTAACATCAGTTCCACCTAATTTAGAAATTGCTAGTTTATCACCAGGTAAGTAGTAAGAACCAGTATCAGTAAGAGTAGTTTGTTGAGCATCAACGATACCAACAACGTTCATGACTACTTCTTGAGCAGTTCCTTTGTTAACATAGACTTTAAAGTTAGATTTTACTTCAGTAGCAGAATCCCAGTCCTCAACTACACCATTTACTGATCTAGTACACTCAATGAACTGGTTTAGTGATTTTTCCTTATATTGAATTAGTTCTGCAGTATCAGATGAACTACCAATCAAAAATTCACCGTTTCTTTCTGGCCAACCGATTGTAGAGTCAACAGTTATAATACCTTCTGTCTGATCAAGAGGTTCTGCTAGTTTTGTCTTATAAGGAACTATAAATGTTCCATCAATAGTTTCTTCTGATAATATTAATTCATATATCTCAACTTCTGATGTTTTAATCGAAATAAAGTTTTCTACAAGTGCACTTGCTGCTCTTATGTTTTCATCAGCAATATCAGCATCTTGAGTTAAAAGACCGTCTCTAATGTCAGCAGGATTACCACTTACTATAGTTGCACGAAGAATTGTATCAATAGACCATGTTGCTGCAGATGGTTTAATGATTTGATCTTTAGGATATGATATATTGACTTGCTCACCATAAAGAAGTTTGAAAAGATATGCAATACTGTAAGAAGTTCCTTTACAACTGTAAAAGTCTTTAATAGTCTTGATTGCGGTTCTTACATCTATTGTATTGTAATCTAATGAAGGAACATCAGGTAAAAACTGCTCAGTGTACTTATCGAGTAATCTCTTAACAAATAATGCGTCTAAACACTTAACTGGTGCATTTAATGAATGATTAGATGCGGTAGAAGTATCAGTAAATACAGCATTACCATTCTGAGTGTATGAAGTAATAGCACTTGCAGCTCTAGCACATCCAATAAACTGTGCTTTTGTGTATCCACTTCCGTTTTGATTAATATTAAATCCAGTAACCTCGTTAACACCTATAGTTGCAGATGCTTCCGCTTCTGGAGGTGCTTGTATAACAACAGTTGGAGGAGTTGTCTGACTATATCCAGTTCCAAACTCCGTGACGTTAATATCAGTAATTCTACCATTGAATATAGATGCTACTGCTTTAGCTCCGCTTCCACCAATAAATGTTCCTCTATCGTCTAATCTGTTGTCAACAATGTAAACTGAAGGAATATCCTCATATCCACTACCACCCGCTAAAAGTTCAATAGAAACTAATCTTCCGTCATTATCAATAACAGTTTCTAAGACTTGTGCACCAACTGGATCGATAATCGCAATTCTAGGTGTAGTTGTATATCCTTGTCCCGCATTTAGTATTGTAAGACTAGCGATAGATCCATCATCAGCTAAAGTTGCTTGAATATTTGCTCTAATTGGTGATTCACCTGTAGGTTCATCAACATAAACGGTAGGTGCAGTCGTATATCCAAATCCACCGTAAGTAATAGGAGGAACTGCACTAATAGATCCATTTAAGATCTGTCCTGTGCCTAGTGTACAACCTCCTGGTTGTCTAAAAGTGATTCTAGGTGTAAATGTATACCCTGATCCAGAATTGACCACCTCAAGGGCAGATACAGCACCATTAGTAACAGTTGCTTTTAAAGTTGCTTGCTGAGAACCATCTAGAGTTGGGGATTGAACTTGAACTACTGGAGGGTTAGTTTCACTATAACCAAAACCACCGTTTAGTAGAGAAAGTGACTTAACACCGTTTACAAGGGCAGTTGCAGATGCACCAGTTCCTGTAGTAGAGTTTACGGAAACTTGTGGAGGATATTGGAATCTATATTGAGAACCTGTATTATTAACACTAATGCCAGTAAGTGTACCTGCATCATCAATTTGAGCAAATCCAACAGCATCTTTACCAAATGAGGGGATAGGTGCCTCAATAGCGTAGAAAGAAAGTAGTCTTCCGTTTAATGGAGCAGTTTTGAAGATAAACTGATCACCATCAATAAAGAAGTCCACTTTAGGGATCATTAACTTGTTATCGTATATTGCAAGAACATATTCATCTACAGTCGGTTCATATCTTACTCCGTTCCGTGTAATAGTAAATTGTCTCTTATTTTCACCAAATGCACCAGAGATATTGTCCATAGCAACTATCTCATTCTCAACAAAACCGTTTAAGTAAGTAATATAGGTATATGCTGCGTCATCAGCAACAACTCTTGCTCTTGGTGGATTAGTGAATACAATATGATCACCATCAATAGTATAATCAATATTAGGAAGCAACCATTCATTGTACACTCTTACAATCAAATGTTGTGCAGATGGAGGACCTACGGGATTAGATTGCGATGTTAAAGGAAATCTTGATGTAGTTCCATCAAAACTTGTTAAAGGACTTGCTAACTCATCCCACTTTAATTTTACCTGATCGTAATTAATACCAGGTGTTAGAGCAATGTTAGGAGCAGGAGTTGTGGTTTCGTAAAATATTACTTCATTATCAACTAATATTGTTCCATTCTTATCTAAAAAACTATCTACACTCTCTACAACAATTCTATCACTAGTAGTAGTGATTGCTTCTCTGACATTAGTAGAACCATCTAAAATACTGATGTCTAGTTTATCAATGTCAAGATATCCTAGAAAATTGTTTAAAATGTTTTGACCAAGACCAGTTTTCTCTTGAGATGCATAGTAGTACTCAAGGAATCTATTGAAGAGGGGATAATCTGACTCTACGAAATCTGGTGTCTGTGAGACAACCGCTTGTGATACCTTATTGATATTTGTCATCTACTCTAGTAAGAAGCAGTATTTAAGTTGGTTGATCCTGTTGTTGTGACTGTCACCGTAGCTGGTGTCTGGTCAAAAATAGTCGGTGTCAAACTATTTAGTGGTATAGTTGGAGGTGGTGCTGTTCCTACAGGTGCTACAGTAATTTCTGGTAACACAATATTAATAATTGTACCAGGTGTTGAAGCAGGAATGCTATTTGAGTTTGCTGGAATAAATTGAACTGGAATTTGTAAATCTACAGGGAGTAGAGTTGCATCAGTAACTGAACCTGCTCCAGTAGTAGAATTAGTGATATTTATTCCTGCAGTTGCAAAATTTGCACCCGCACCTATAATTGCAACAGGACCAAAAGCAATTTCCCCTGTATCGTAGTTACAAGTACCCGCAGTATTATTTGTATAGATTTTTCGTGTTCCTGTATTGTAGTATGTTCTTAGATTTCCATATCCATCATCTTCAAACTGTTGATCGACACCAGGTCTATCTGCGGTTCTAAACGATCCAGAGAGTAGAATAGGTTCTTTTGGATTAGTTCCGTCACTACCGTCTTTAGAAGGAGCACTATTATAGAGTGCAGATCCAGTTGAGATTGTGTAAGTATTAGTTTGATTGGTAGTAGGTAAGATGTATCTTAGTATTGTAGTTTGAAGTGATACGTCACTAACACATCTATCTGCTAGTGTAATCGCTTTTTCAAACTGTGATGATCTAAAGGTAGAATTAAAGTTATTAATTTCAGTCTGTGTTGCCCAATCTTCTATTGCTGATGCTACATTTGTTTTTATAGTTGATGTATCACTTCCGCATCCAGTATCATACTGAACGAAAACTTTTGGATAGATGTATACATTTTCTGGATCAATGACCACAGGATCAATAGATGCCATCGCATAACCGCGTAAATCTGCAGCAATACTCTTTTTAGTTTGATCATTAAGCAAAGATCCCGTCTTTGTCTTAATAGCGATGTAAACTTTACCGTAAATTGGAGGATTTAATGAATCTCCACCATACGCAACTACGGAATGTGCGTTATCATACACCTTTTTAGTGATGATTGCGTAATCTTGTGCAGTAACTGCTCTATATTGAGAGGAATAGTACCTAGGAGCGTTATATTTGATAGATTCTATAGTTTCAGCATTTTCTCCATAACCAGACTTCTCATCTAAAGTCATAGTTACACTTGATCCAGTATATGCTCTACCTAAACTATCAGTTAATCTACCAATGAAGTTGAATACATTAACATCATTAGCAGGTTCACCATCAGTAACAAGATACTCTAGTGTTACAACTTCACCATCACTTAATGCTCTACCAATACTATCATCTCCAAATTTTAACTCATAACGCATATCTTCACCTTCATGAATGAAGTATACACGAGATGTAGCAGAGAGATTACTAATAGTATCTACTCTATTGTATAAATCAGATGTTGTGGATGTCTCAGTTGCTTTTACATTTACTGTTAAAGTAGAAATATCACAGTTTTCTGAAGGAATCTTGTAAATTTGAGAAGCAAAGGTATTAACAGTGTATGCAAAGTTAAGAATAGTTCCTTGTTTGACAACTATGTTACTAAATGTTGCAAGACCAGTAGTAGGATCAACAGAAACAGTAGTATCTGATAGAATATTCCACATAAACGATCCACCCTGTAATATTGCACCTTTCTTTAAGGTAACATTACTAGGATAAACATCACTTGTCTTAAGACACTGAACTGTCATCGATATAGTTGCCCTAGAAGCGACTATAGAGGTCGGAACGTAATTTAGTAGTTTTGCTATATTAACAACGTTATCTCTTACTGTAGCGGATGGCAGGAATGCCTCATTCATCGCCATATTAGCATTGAATGATGTATAATACGTATTATATGCTAAAGTGTCTATTAGATACGATAAAGCAGCACCCTCGAAGTCATAATCGGTAAACTCAGGTCTGGTTCTTAGATATGATTTGATTGACGCTTTAATATCGCCAAAATCTAATGCTGTTAAATTATTTGGTTGCATTACTCAGGTCTCTGCAAGATGAAATTGACTGTTTCCACAATAGGTTGACCTACAATTCTATACTCAACCGTTACATCAAATTGGTTAGTTTCTTCGTTAGCTAGAACAGTTACCTCTGATATGGTAATTCTAGGTTCGTACTGACCAAGAGTATTTATTATCTCATCCCTAATAGAATCTGCTGTAAACGGATCCATAGGTTCAAAGAGTAATTCATATACACCAGATCCTATCTCAGGTTGAAACAACTTTTCCCCCTGCTGTGTAAGCACTAAATTTTTGATAGCTTGTTTAATGGCATTCGCATCTTTAACAACTGCAGCATCTTTAGTGAACGTATTAAGTAAAAATCCAATACCAACGTCCTTAAAACCTCTTGAAAGGTTCTCTTTAGATCCTCTTATCTCTTTAATTGCCATTATACCTTATAGAAAGTGTAACTCAAGAATAATTCTTCACCTTCACCAATAGGTTTTATTACCTTTACATAATATTTCTTTATTGACTTATAATGGGTTTTGGTCAAATTATACATTTTTTCCACCCTTGGACATAATTTCTCGCAATTTGGGACATCATTATGGTTAATAAACCCTCCAAGAGGAGTTCTGATGATCTCATCTGCGATAACTATGTGAGACATACCTAATTCTGTACCAACTTCAAGGGATTTACTAGTAAATATGCCTTGCCCTGCTATAGGGGAGTCTTTAATGTACAGTCCTTCGGGTAATGCCTGATAAGTCACGATTCATAATCTAACTAATTATTATTTAGTCACGCACTACATCTTTTATTGCACTCATTCTAGTCCATAATTTTTCACACAACTGATCCGACTTCCTTCGGATCCATAGTGATTCAACCATTTTGTCAAATTCTTCATCCGTTAACCATAAAGGCATCGGATATTTTTTTGGTTTATTGAGTCGAGACTCGCTCCAAGACTCTTCAACTTCATCCATTATTTACCTTGCCCACGATATTTCTTTCTTTTACCATTCCGCGAAGATGCAGCATATTTTGTGCAAATACTGTTCCCTTGACGGGTTTTTTTAGGTTTTTTCATAAAAATAGTGTTAAAGTTTACCAAAAGTGCGTTTTTTGCCCTCTAAATTGTCTAAACGCTTAAAAATAGCGTCTAAAGTGTCGTATAATGACAAATAATCGTCATAACCATACGGTTTATAGAAAGTTTTGTCACTTGTAGGCAGTTCTGAGACCTTTTTCTCTAATTCTGTTAGTCTATTTGCGATCTGTTCCAAAGCACTACCAACAGTCTGGTTGAACTTCCATTGTTCTTGCCAGTGTTCGTCATATGCTCCTTCTAGTTCGTACTTAGGCATTTAAGAAATAGTGATTGATGATATCAATCTTTTCATGATTCTGAGCAATAGCACCTATCTCTTGGTCTATTGCAGCCATCACATCAGGATGTTCACCTATACCAACTGGGTTGTTAAGATAGATTTCAACATTTTGCTGATGCTTACAAATAAGTCCTTGGTAGTAACTGATTTGCGACGCTAGAATTTTGTCACGTAAGTTGATCATTTGGGAGAGTTTAATTTATATATCAAAGAAATCCAACAGTTGCTCTCTATGTTTCCATGTTATGCCACTTGTGGTTCCTTTACAGGGGTTTATACAGTCACCCTTTGGCATTTCTTCGAGTGCTTTGTCAGGTAAATTGCAAACAAGACCTGCTAAGTCATGTGGACATGCCATTTTACCATCTGCCCAGTATAATTGATTGTCTATCCAACAAGCACCACACTTAGGACACTCTTTAATACTCATAGGGTAATACCATTACCATTAGTATAACCTATTTCTCCTTTTATGTAAACATCAAATGCAATACAGTAACGTAAATCTGCAGATGAACTCTCTAATACCTTATGTTGAAGGTGAGAAGGGAAGATTAACAGACTACCATCTACAGGAGTAAACGAAAAAGCGTTCTGATTTAGATGATTAATCATATGATCAGGTTGCATTGTACTAGTAAAGCATGTATTATGTCCCCAACTCTTCTCAAATACTAAATTTCCACTATGATCGTCACACTTAAGGTAATATATTCCACTCCATATCGAGTTTATATGAGCATGTAGACCCGCCCAGTCCCCTTTTTTATGTTTTACACACCACGAACGACTAATATAGATGTCATTATGCTGCATCACACCCAAATAATCGTAAGCAAACACCTTACAAGCGTTTGTAATCTCTTCTTTTAGTACAGGAATACTATCTAATACGTTCTTATCAATCGAAATCGAGTTCGGGTCACGTGGATACCGCCCGTATGGAGTCTCGGAAGCGAAACGCACCCACTCCTCACAGGGAGTAATCCCCGATTCAAACACAGGAGTAGGAAATAATTCAAATATTCTCGGCATTATGTGGATCGCGGGAAGTTAAGTAATCAAAATGGTCTGAGAACCATCCTTATTATCTGTAATCACTATCTTCTTATTCGGAAAAGACCTCTGCAATAGTCTCTTAAGCCTCAGATTCTTTAAGTTTAACATACCGATCATTACCATTACCTTTCTCTGCTGCATATAAAGCAAAGGACTTTGTAGCAACTAACGACAAGATGTGTTTGATGTTATTGCTGTCATTCTCATCTAACTCTTGAGTTGCAATAGCACCGACAACTATACCTAACTCAACAAGTACTACAAGGAAGATTAACTTCAATGCCCACTTACCTGTAGTGAAAAATCTTTTTACTTGTTCTTTAATAAAACTCATAGTAACTTCAGAAATGCCTCACGGCTATTTAGTCTTCTAATTTTTTCAGTGTAAACTTATTCTCTGATGCGTCATATACTAATTCAGATTCAGTATCCCATCCAAGCTCTTCACATACTTCGTAAGGTATAGTTAAGATAAGATCACCGTAATCGTCTTCATCTAACCTTGTAGTGAATCGTTTGCTCATAGTTTATTTCTCTGATTATAGGGATTATTGTCTGGATGTGTACTCTTCCATAACTCCCATGATGTATATAGTTCTTCCTTAGTCTCAGGTCTACCAGATATAGCACATTGTTGTGCACACTCATACATTCTATTATCGAGGAACCCCTCTTTACGTATTAACTGTTCAATACACCATACACGATCATCTTGTGGGTTCATTTTTACCTCTGGGGAAATTTTTTATACTGGGGATTTTTTTTATTTGCTTTTATATTTAACTTGCGTTGGGGAACCTTTGTAGGTTAGGGTAGTGGCCGATTTTAATATAACCATAATAACGGCTAACTGTCGGCATGAAAAAAGGGCATTTAACTGCCCTCTGTATTATAGTATGCTTATACTAGGTTGTCAAGTAACTCCTGTGGAACCTCTTTAACTGTGTCTACAATGTCTCTGCCTATCCACTTGTTTAAATGTCTGCTAGTTGTAGTTGAATACCAAGTAGAAGTTTTTACAAATCCCTCTCCAAAGATATAAGCAGCAACTGGTGTTCTATAACTGAAAAATACTCTAGCGTTCTTTGTCTCTACTTCAGTTTGATTAGCAGCGATTGGTGTAAGATTCATTTTTAAATGTTCCTTTGTTTGTATACTATTATTATAAGCCTTTGGTTACCTGTGTGCACCCCTTAGTGGACACTTATGCAACTGGCACATAGTACAAAAATCCTTCCATTAAAAAATAATCTACATGTCTCCGAGTCTCCTCCGTGACCTGTTCCGTATCTAAAAGAAATTGGAAGTATTCAACAAGTTCAGTATTTTTTAAATTTGGATAACCCTCGGCAAGTCTTTTAAACTTTCCTGGTAAAATCATAGGCAACTGGGCATACTTCTGTTATACCTTATTATGGCATAAATCTCTGTGCCTGTCAAGTTTGTTAAGATTTATGAGAGATGCTTGACGTTTATGTATTTACACGCTAAGACCGTATTAAGATCGCATATTAATAACGATAACAACAACACTACCTAATTTATTTTAATATTAATTAATATCCTCTTTTGGTTTCGATATTGATTCATCTGGTAATGATTTCCGATAATATTTGTTTATTCTTATTGACTCCCATAAGTCTATTATGATATACTTGAGTACCGTGAAAGTGTATTTTATCTTATCTGCGGACGTTTTCATAAGTATTGGTTTATTGTTCTCTCTGTTGTTCATTATTGGTTACTTTGTATAGTTGTTCTCTTGTAATGAATTTAATTTCTTTCCAATATGCCTTGCTTACTACTACGTTAGTCTCTTTATATCCTTTCTTATATGTATCGTTCTTTTCATGCTTTGTTGTTACTGTTATGTATTCTTCGCATATAAAATTTATTCTCCCTATATCGTTTTTTACTTCTATTAGTTCTCCTTTCATAAAGTTGTAATAGTCGAGAGTCATACGATTAAATGCCTATGTAAATTTTGTCATTTTTGATTATCAAATTTGCATCCGCTTTGCAATAGTCCTCAACATCCTTATCGTATATGACTACCTCGTTTTTTAATTGCTCTGGTGTTAGGGTTTCCAGGAACTTTTGTAACTGTTCATAAGTCATAGTTGCTTTATTTTCCTCTTCATACCTTATCATGTCAATAGCGTGGCATAATTCAGTCCAAGGAATTAATTGAAAGTGTGTTGACATTATTCTGTTTATACACTTTATATAGAGGAAAAAATCGGGCGAGCATCCACACTTCCATTAGATTGGTTTTCATTCTCTTCTATTATATCCCAGATCTCAATATAATTGCGTAACCACTCCCTTTGAGATTCTGTAAGAATACTGCGATACATAACCAAAATATCGGATGCTGACATAAAGGGCAATTTTTCAACTACACAATAATCGCTTAAGACTTCGGTCATAAATTCCTGTTGATTCATTTTAGTTAATCCTCATTAATAAGTGAAATTACTTTAGTTTTCTTCCAGTTAATTGGAAGCATATAGTGTTTATCGTTAGTGAGATAAACTTGCCTAGTTTCATCTAGACGTAGGATGATTTGACCATATTCTTTAAAATATCGTACGGTGTCTCCTATACCGATTTGTTCAAAACTCTTGTATGTTCTCTCTTTAGAGTTTTTCTTATCGTAGTTTTTCATACTACTGGCAATTCTGGTTCAGATACATTTTTAAGTGCATCAAATGATGGATAGAAAATGTCATCAAGAATTTTCTCGCTCATCACTTCCTCTGCATCCGTCATAAATGGTCTATAACTTTTAAATGCTGAGTATAATAACTCATATTCTGCTCTGGTCATCGGTTAGTCCTCCTGATAGGAATGAAAAAGTGAATAGTAAAGATCGTTTTTAAGTCCAAATTCAAATGCTACAGTCGATTCGATTTCGTCAGTAGATTCGTAAACTTTTACGATTTCTGCATAGAGGTCTTTATTCATTGAATTAAGTCCTCAAAACGTGCGGTTGCTTGATCTCCTAGCATTGACATAATACCAGAATTTTCATCTTGCTCTAAGTGATACATTTGATCTAGTGTCAAATTGTTCTCTTTTCTATACTCTTCCCATACTTCATCATAAAGATTTTCTAGGATAGTTTCGTTTTGAATGCAACTCATTTTTATACTCCTCCGTTTTGATTGTGTATGAACTGGTCTAGTCTAGCAATGTCAGATTTAGTTAATGTATCAAAATCAACTCCTGCTAACTTGTAGATTCCCCACTCTGCGATTTCAATAGTAAAATCTTCCCAGTCATGACATATGCATGAAAGTGCATCTAGGTTAAAATCAAATAGAACTTTCTGCTTGATTCTGTTAACTGGTTCTGTGTAAGTTGCTGTTGAGTTCATTTAGTTCTCTGTTGCTTATATTATAAGTATAGTTCATTTTGCTATACTTGTAAAGAGTTTTGTGCCACTAAAAGTACTGGCACACTACTCCCCTATTTCGTATAATTCTGTGGTAAGGTCAAACTCCCAAAGATAATAATCGAGAGTTATTCCTTTTTTGTAGATTTTCTTTAAGAATTTCCTGGAATCCTTCTTAGTGTGAAATTCTACTATGTGATGTTTGGTTTCAATTTTAACCACGTTTTAACCTCCTATCGTATGTAAAGATGACCACTTGCCCAGTCAACATAATTTGGGTTATGCATCAAATTTCTTTGATTGATGATTCTCATATCAAATCTCACTCCCTTTGCGGGTGCCTTCCAACTTGATGCTTTATATACTTCGCCTGTTTTCTTGTCAACAAAACTATTTACTGATCTGTCTCTGTATTCTTGTCTATCTTCATCCCATTCTTGCTGAACTACTTTGTAATACTTCTTACCTTCGATTGCTCTAAACTTCATTAACTTCGCTGTTCCGTTTTCAATTTCTGCTAGTTGTGACTTCGCATATTCTGATAAATCTGGACGATGACCTAATACACTACCGTTAGGTTTTGAAAAACGCTCTGAGTTAGTCTTTAATGAACTAACGTGATAATTGAAGTAATTTTGAGTTAATGCTTCGCAATAATCTGCTGTCCAGTTTGGGACTAGTGCTTCGATAGTTGGATTAGTCATAATTCCTTTGTTGCTTATGTAATAAGTATAATCGATTTTAAGGGATAATAGTGATACTGTGTGACAGTAATTAAACTGTCACAGTACTACTTGAAAGAAGTTAATTTGTGTGGTTTATTTTTTTCATACTCTACTTTTCTGAGAGTATAAGGTAACATATATTTTCTTACATCTTCCCCAATTTGATGGTCTTTAGATGACCATAGACCGAGACCATTATCAATTTTAAACTGAATGTCCTCGTCAAGATTTTCGTAAACTTCGATATTGGTAACTAGAAACATAATTTAAAATCCTAATTTTGATGCTGTTTGCTCTGTTGCTCTCCTCTGTATTACAAAATCTCTGACTCTCTCACGATCTAGTGAATCTCCGTCTCCCCATGTAATGTTCTCACTAGTCGCACATAAGTCCAAATAGTTTAAAGTTGCAAGTGCTAACTCTTCCCTAGTTAATCCATCGATAGGATATAAAACGTCAGGATGACTAGGGTTATAGAATGATTCGCAATAATCAAGAAATTCTTTAAAGTTGTGCATTTTAGTTGTCTCCTATGAATTTGAAATTTGAATCGAACCACTTATCTGCATGAAGTTGAGAAAGTGTTTTTCCTGCTTTTCTTGCCTGTTGTCTTTGAATCATTGCATCCCATCTAAGGAATGCTTTGTATCTTTGAGAGTTAGTCATAAGTCCTTTAGTTGCTTATGTAATAAGTATAGTCCATTTTTACTGGTAATAGTGGTACTATGTGCCACTAATAAAAGTGGCACAAGATCACTTGACTTAATACTGGATGCACTTGTTTGCTACATTTATTATTGTGAATCCCATCCTTTTGAGCATATTTCTATATCTTACAACTTGATGTGAATCTCTGTAATTATCTGTATCCTGACCAAATGCAATATATGATACACTTGCTAAAAGACACTTATGTAAATGAATATCTCTATAATCCTCTATAGAAATATCATCGTGTGCTGTTTCGTAAACTACTTTAGCAACTACTTCTGAACCAATTAGTATATTTGAAAATTGACTCTGGTCGTGCTTATGATGGACTGATACGTTATTTTTCCAACTACCACTACCATAAGTTGTAATAGCATTTACTACTAATTTCTGATAAGTGTCAAGTTTTCTGTATTCTGCCTTTGCTGAACTACCTGCTTGAAAGTTGAGAGATTTAACAGTCATGTTTGATTTGTAACTTATGAATTAAGTATAGTCGAGACTACTGCGAAACACAATACCCATTGTGCCACTTTGTTTAACTGGTACATTACCACTCTCCGATTGGTTGTTTTGCTCTATTATTATCAATTAGTGCTAAATGCTTAATCAATATGTTGTTTAACTTATTAGATAATTTCTTGTCTAGGTCGTGTTGCTCATCTAAGAGATCACATACTCTAGTAATTTCTTTATCTGATAAATTGACTTTGTGTTGACTCATTTTGCTATTTCCAAAATAGTGTGAACATCTAATAAATCTTCCCAGTCTTCAAGAATTTCAGTATCTTGATATTGGATTGATCTTTCTACTACATCCTCTACACGTTCATTTACGAAATTGTATAGAGTCTCGAATTGGTCATCATTTAATTTAATTGTTTTCATTTGAAATCTCCTTAATTTCTTCAATAATTTCCTGGAATCCATCATCCCAGTAGTCCTTACAGTCATCCAAAAATTCCTTTTCTGGTTGATTCTCAACATACTGCATCATATCGTTATAAACATATTCTACTAAGTCTTTAGTAGTCATATTGTCAACATAACGATCAACAAATAACTCTTGCAAGTCACTATACTGTTGTGCGGTTAGTCCAGTTCTCTCTTGCTTTAACTTGTCATTTAAGTTCATTTTAAAACTCCATAGGATAGCGGACTTCCTTCTCTACTGCATCCTTCATAACGTCATACATTGAAAATGCGGGGTCAGATAGGTCATCACAATACTTAAGTGTATCAATAACCATTTCCATAAGTTTGATAATGGTCTTTTCTCTTGTTGTTAATACGTTAGGCATTTAAAAATCCTCTACTGTTAAATTGTTTACTGCATCATAAACTTTATCTTCCATTGAGTCAAAAGTTTCTGTGTCATATAAGTCACTCCTATATTTCATTGCTTTAGGATGACTTAAAAATCTAGTGAGTGATTGATGCTCTTCGATTGATAGTTTAATTAGTGGCATAATTACTCTCCCTGATCTTGAAAGTTGTCATACAATGCTGAAAATCCTTCTTGATATTTTGGATTGATTTTAATTTCATAGAAATACTTAATCATTGCTTTAAGTGTTTCATTCTGCTTTTCATCAAGTTTTAAAGTTCTCATGATCTTTATTAAGAAATGGAATCAAGGTTAAAGGTATCCCTAAGCACTTGTGAATGTTAGCATTAACCTTGATGTCTTTAGTATAAGGCATTTTATAACCTATGCGTGGTAGAGTGTGACACATAATGTACTGTCCTATGCTTCATAGATTAATTCGCCTTCTGAGTCATAATCATCATCAGTAACTGACTCAATTCCAAATGGGTCACGTTTTGTGATCTTTAACTCTTCATCATATATCTTTATTGATAGTTCAGCATCTTGAGAGCATACAATTCCTGCTCTATCAAGTGCTTCCCATATCTTGTTAGAAATATGGTTATGCTCATCTTCTGGTATTACTTGCCATAAATTAAGATGCTTTTCCATTACTTGTTATCCTCATTGAATGGACTAGAGAAGTATGATCTATTAGCAACAAATAATACTAATAGTGCTGTTAGTATTCCAAAGAATCCAATAATTAAAATTGGACTTGATGGAAAATCGTAAAATGGGACGTTTTGCATAATTAAAATTCCTGATCGTAATCAAATTGGGTAGGTGTGAAGTTATCGTAATCAAATTTGTAACCTGTTACTCTAACATCCTCGTATGTATCAGTAGTCTCATTGACTGCACATACATGAGCATTGAGATATGCCTGTATCTCTTCTGCTAAATGAAATGGATTGATTTCTGCATCGGGTGTTGCTTCAATCCTTACTTGAAATACTGCTGTTTTCATTAGTTGTTTCCTGTTAAGATTTTTTCAAATACATTATGTTGTTTATTTGTGAGTGGAAAATCCATATCTCTCAAAATGTCATAAAGTTTGTCAAATTGATACTTTTCATCAAATGTGACATTGATTTGAATGTCTTGATTCATTTTTGATCTCCTAGTGATGCAATAATCAAGTCTCTATGAATGTTTAAAAGTGCATCCATGTTAAGACCTTCGAGGTCAGTCCACTCACTAACATAATCAGATTGATCTTCAGTTCCAAATGTTCCATCTAAAACTGTGCCATCCTTTAACCAAGGTGCTGACATCAGTTCATTATCGAGGTTTAACCAAAAAACTCTTCCGAAGTGCATTGAATGAATCATGTTCCTCTTGCTGTTGTTCATATTATTATAATACTGTATTTGATACCATAATGGTAGTACTGTGTGCCACTTTGTTGAACTGTCCTATGATGTCCACGCTATTGGTGGTATTCCTTCTATAAAGATTTGATTAACTACTGACTCAAGTCTTTTAGCAATCTTCTCTCCATACTTACCACTTAAGGGAACTGTTACTCTACCATATCCCTTGCGATATAGTGAGAATTGTGCTACTGGTATAATACCATCATCAACTGACTTTCTATCATCAGGATGCACTCTAATTACTCTACCTATTGTTTGTGCCATTTCAATAACAGGCAAATTGCGTAGTAATACTGTATGAGTTAATCCTGCTACGTTAATACCTTCAGATAATATACTATAATGAAACACAACAAATTTCTTAGCACTTTTACCCCACTCATTAAGAGTATTAAAGAATACATCCCTGCGGACTTTCTTACCATCAACGTATGCACCATGCTTAGATGTAATATGCATAACTCCATAGTTCTGTTTTTTAAACCAGTCAAGTATATCAGTTTTTGTGAGCATATTCCATAATATTCTTGTGCTAGGTGCTGCTACAAGTACTTTTGAATCATCCTCTACTGTATCCTCTAGAATATCTTTTAAGTTCTTAGCATCAACTTCATGAGCATTAACTTTGTTTCTTTTCCTGTTAGTATCAAATGGTATTACTTTAGGTGGTAATATAATACCTGCATCTATCAATTCCTTGGCATCAACATTAGCAATAACGTTACCATAAACTTTATCGTTATTCATACCACGCTCAATAGTCTGACCTCTTCCTTGCTTAGGTGTTGCTGTAAAGAAATAACATCTATTTGATATATTAGATATTGATTTTACTGCTTCAAAAAACTTCTTACCACATGAGTTGTGTGCTTCATCAAAATATACTGTATTGATAGGAATGCCACTCTCAACAATACGATGTAATGAGTGATAAGTTGTAAATATAATTCTATTTGATATATTATTTGAAGTTAAATACCATAACTTTAAGTCTTCTGCTGAAGTTGTGCTGTAATATTCTGTATCTCCTGAGTGAACATGAATAATATCATCAAATGCTTCAATATGATCTGTAAAATCATTGCATAACTGTTGTGCTAGTAATATACGAGGTGCTACTACAACATTAATATTATCAGATTTCTGATACTGTTGATAGTTGTTTCTAATAGCATCAGCAATCATAATATATGTTTTACCACCACCAGTAGGCACAATCACTTGTCCTTTTTTATTGTCTAGCATCTTCATGTATGCATAATCTTGATGCTTTTTCAATAAGAACATAATACTTTAATCAATAAACATAGTATAGCATAAAAAAACCCCTCTGTTAAGAGGGGTGTACAGTTGTGTGAGTGTCACTTGACTCGTAGTATCAGTTTCACAAATGCTTCAAGATATAAAAATGGAAGTATGACTAGCGTAAATGTATCTAGTCTTTTGATTTGTTTGTTTAGTGTTATATGGTCTGGTGTGATGACCACTTCCATTTGTTTAGTGACTGCTGTCCTATTTATCGGTGCTTTGCGTGTCCTTCTCTTACGAGTTGGTTTTGGTGCGAGTGTAGTCAAGTGTGTCTGTGTGAGTGACTCTCGAATTATACTCCACTCATAAGATCAGTCAACCCATTTTGTGACACTTGTTTAATTGGTTGATAATCATCAATTCTTTTCTGAATTAAGTTACCATAATCTTCATTGAGTTCACACCCAATATAATAACGATTAAGTGACTTTGCAACTGCCGCTGTAGTTCCTGCACCCATGAATGGGTCAAGTATTGTATCTCCTTCTTCACTCCCTGCTTTAATGCAAGGTTCAATTAAGTCAGGTGGATAAGTAGCAAAATGTGCTTCCTTATATGGTTTAACTGTTACTGACCAAACAGATCGTTTATTCTTCCTGTCATAAGACTTGGTAAGACCACTATGAGGTTGTAAGCCACTACCAATATTATGATACTTACCTTTTGTGCGGTCTCTTGTTCCCCAGTCTTGTTTGACTGGTTCTTTGATTGATTCATTGTCATAAAAATACTTTCTGTTTTTACTGAATAAAAAGATATACTCATGTGATTTAGTACATCTATCTTTTACACTTTCTGGCATTGGATTAGGTTTATGCCAGATAATATCTTGTCTTAAATACCATCCATCTTTACGCATAGCAAACGCAAACATCCAAGGTATTCCAATTAAATCTTTCTCTTTTAATCCATCTAATTTGTTACCACGTTTATTACATTTATCAGGTAGGTCTTGCTTAGTCTTACTTACTGACTGTTTAGGATATGACTGACCTTTACCAGGTCTATAGTTATAATAACTATCTCCTAAATTAACCCATAAAGTACCATCGTCAGTTAAAACATCCCTGACACTACGAAATACATCTACAAGACTTTCAATATATTCTTCTGGTGTTTCTTCTAGTCCTATTTGACTATCTTGTCTTATTGCACCACACTTCGGGCAAACAGTTTTATATATTGCATCCCCTACTCCATACATTTCATCGTGATTCTTATGTCCTGTATTACAATTCTCAGGTTTGACTTTACTATCTCTCCTATGGTTACAATTAGGGTCTCCCCCTATCCATGTTGCTGTGCCATAATCCCTAAGTCCATAATAAGGTGGGGATGTCACGCAAGTTCTAGCACTTTGAGGTAGAAATGCACTCAAAGTTTCCTTACAATCTCCAAATAATATAGTGTCCTTCATTTTTTAAAGACTCCCAACTTATTTAAGAGATAAATTGTTAATACTGTCCAGAATACAACTTCTAAACCTATGTTATTCATATTAAATATAATATCATTAACATTATACAATAAAAAAGACGGTCTTGCAACCGTCTTTATAGGATTTGTAATGTAGTCTATTCTAATAGAGGTGTGCATACTGTTTTGCATACTCTATCATTATCTTCGCATTCGATTAGGCACTCAAAGTATTCGTCTATTTTATTCTCTTGTGAACTGTAATTGATACCATTTTTCCATTGTGCCATCTGATTGAAGTTTAATTTTGACATACAAATAATCCTAGTAAAATTTAGATAATCTCATAATATATGAGGTTTAGTGCATCTTGTTGCTCCTAGATTCTACACTATTATTTAGAAATTAGATAGTATAATATACGTTAAAAGTAACAAGAATTTATGCCTATTTTAAGTTTCGTCTCTAACGATACTGAATACTATTCCAAATATTATAGCACCAACAAATAAGTACCAATACTGTATAAAAACAAACAATAATAATAAACCTCCTAGTGTTCCTATAACTTGAAAGTCAAACAATCCTCTTCTGAATATGTTTTGATTATAGTTAGGATAAGGTGGTTCTAATTCATGTTGGTATTGTCCATTGTTAGATTGACCTTGAAATAATACTTTCAATACTGGTAGTCCATATTGTGACTCTGCAAGTAATCTTGCTTCGTCTTCATAGTAACAGTCATCAACATAAACAGTTTTGTTTATGCCATTTTCACGTTGTAATAGGACTTCATACCTGTTCATTTAAAACTCCTGTAATAATCTTTTAAGTTCATCATCCTCTGACCCTATGATCTCGGATACCCACTCTTCCTCTTCCTCTTGGACTTTAGTTTTCTTGTCTTCAATAATTTCATAGACATTAAATGTCATAACCAAATCCTCCATTTTGGAATTGTCTCTCTTCCTCTACTTCCTTCTCTAGTTTTCTGAGTGATGTTTTTAATTTAATCAACTCTTCACTAGTATAGTGAGTATCAGATTTGAGTGCTTTTTTAATGAGTCTGATTTGTCCTTTAGGACTAAAGAATTTTCTCATAACTTAGTATAGTATAGAATAGTATTTTTGTCTAGTCAAAATCTGTTAGGATTTTGCTTTTGAGATCATTTAACTCATGTGATCTATTAGGCATCTTTAAGAACTCCTTAAACCATTGAGGATAACCTTGCTTTGCACCACAATTTTGTTTGTGCTTCATACCTTTCTCTTTTTGTATTGCTAACCAATAACTAAAGAATGGTACGCCTTGACCAAATCCATCCATCTTACCTCTATCTGGTATCCATTTTCTACCGTTACCATAGTTGGTATTTTCTCTTTGTATCCATCCAGTAGCATTTAATTTACCTTTAGTTGCCATTGGTATTTGTATTGGGTCATCGAACTCATCTTTTAATTCTTCTGTAATTAACTTTAATAAGTTTACTACACTCTTTTCCCAATAACCAAATTTAACATGATGTAAGAATAGTGCAACCATAAAACATTGATCGAAATGCTTATTGTATTTTGTCTCATTTAAGAGATCATCAACTGCAATAATATTATCTTTATATTGCATAATAGCATTCTGCATCTTAGTCCTACGATACTCACTTTGAGTTATAGTCTTATCGTCAGTCTCTGACCATAGTCCTTTGTCTCCATAAGTATCAGGGTCATCATATTTACATAGGTATGATAATGCTGTAACGTATTGTCCTTCTTGAAACTTCTTAGTTTTCAAGTTCATACCTAGTGACTTTTGACATCCTGTTACAACTTCTGCTGCTACTTCTGCTGCTGAGGGATTATCAAATGTCCAGTAAGTTCTTCTTAACTTTACTAGTGTTGGTTCACAATACTTGACAACTAATACATTTTCTGGTAACTGATTTGTTTGACCAGTCTCCCATAGATATGATCTAGTATTAGCATCGAGTCTCCACTCTGTTCCTGCTTCGTATTCTGTTCCATCTTCCCATACATCATCTTCTGTCAACTCTCCTGCTGCTACTACATGATGAGTAGGAAATAATACTCTTAAATGATCTATTGTAGATTTCTTCTTTGATCTAAGTTCTGTATCTCTTTGTGTTATCCACTCTGGGTACATTAAAAAATTATCTGTTTTCATCAAACAAATAACTACATTAGGAATTCCTGGTAATTCATACCATACTCCCACAACTAATTGTTGTGTCATGTCTTTTCTCCGTTGTTATACGTTTTGTAATCCTGCTTGACTGGTGTGTCTCCACATGAATTACGTTGTTCATTATTATATATCATTTTAATAATGATTTCAATCCCCCTTCTAATCTTTGTTTAGAATACTTAACATAGTCTTCATCTATATCATATCCAATATAATCCCATCCTAAGTTAACTGCTGCTACTCCTGTAGTTCCAGTTCCCATGAATGGGTCTAAAACAATACCACTACTTTTACCAGTAAGTTTAATACAATCCTCTACAAGTTTAACTGGAAAAATAGCGGGGTGGTTACCTTTCTCTAGTTTACTTTGTCTGGTTTCGTATGGTATAAACCATGAGTTACCTTTGTCTCTTAAGTTAGGTTTATTGTCCTTAGTATTATTACCACGAATGTTTGCTTCATAGTATTCATACTTCACTCCAACTGATAATCTATCGATCTCTATCTTACCATCTTTTGTAAAATGAAATAGATGTTCCCATGTTGGGCATAAGAATCTCTTACTATTGATAGGTTTAAAATGTCCATGTGTCTTATCAGTATGAACACTTTTAATCCATGCAATATTATTCTGTAGTATATAATTCTCTCTTAACTTACAACATACATCTATACCTATTGTAGGATTAACATTAGAATATCCCATGTTAACAAATAGATGACCATCATCTTTAAGTACACGTTTACATTCAGTAAATACGTCTCCTAACCATGATAGATATTGATCTACTGGTTTCTTATCGTTATATTTACTGTATTTAATATTTAAGTTGTATGGTGGGGATGTTACAACTGCATCAACTGATTTCTCATCTAGTTTCTGCATCCCTGTAATACAATCATCCAAATAAAGCATTTCTATGTGAGAATGGAATGGAACCTTTTTTATAAGTCTGGATTAAATCAGAACCTTTTACAAATCTAACTTGAACCTTTGGAAATTCTACCACATCTGTAAAAATGTAGATAATATTTTCTGCGTGTGCTTCATGCTCTTCAACATTTAATGATCTACCTACACCCAAATACTTTGATGAACAAAACTTTGAACCACCTCTGGTAAAACATTTTGCATCATACTTGAGTCCATCTGTATCAACGTGGTCATAACCTTTACCATCTACAAATGTAAGATTAGGAAACCACTCTTCTAATTGAATCTCAAGAAATCCAGATGCTCTTCTGCCATCAGTAAATAACTTATTAACTTTCTCTTGTGATAGTGTGCCAAATGTAGCATCACACTCATAAGTGTATGTTTTGTTGAGTTCGATTTGAGGTCTGAGTTTCATTGATCTCTTTAACTATGATACTAGTATACCACACTATTACCAGTATGTCACTTATATGGTCACTTCTCCAAGTGTCATAGCTTTTCTTTGTAGTTTAAAGTTACCTGCAAACGTTATCCTTAGTTCCTCTTTCATATTAGGCGATACGAAATGAGGATAGTTAGTTGGGAACATAATTATATCTCCCTGATCTATCTCTAGTTGTACTATCTCTTCTCCTACCACATCCATTATCTGATCTAGTCCGCTTGATCTATACTCTGTCCATGATGAATCAAAAAAATGAAACTGTGAACCATGACACTTATGAAAATATACCATAGCAATATTATAGTCGGGATGGCAATGGTTATGAACCTCTTGGAAATCTCCTTCTGTATATCTGTTGACCCATACGTTATCACATATTAATTCTGCATCCCAGTATGTCTCTATCTCACTTAGAAACTTATCGTGATAAGGTTTAAGTAATTTTAAATAGTCTTCCCATATGGGATTACCATCAGTCTTTCTATCTGTAGATGTTACTCTACATAATTTCTGCCAGTCTTTTGGTATTCCAAATCCTTCTGCATCAGTATATAATTCAGCAAACCAGTCATCTATCTGCTGTTGATCTATATCTGTGAGTGTGTCCTTGAAATACCACTTTGGATTAAAGTGTTCAATCATTCTTCTATTTCAAAAAACCATTTTATAGATTTAATATAATCAAATGTACAACCTATGTCCTTATCACAATTCTCATCATACTTTCTGTCGCATAAGAATTTTCTAAGATCATAAACAGACTCAAAAGTTCCTTGATGTCTTTCGTTAGTGTCGTACAAATGGTATTTCATAATGCATCTAAATCTTTACCATGTTTAATTCTCCTACTCCTTTGAGAGATATTAGTGATTATAATTCTATCATGTTTATAATCAGGTGTAAAGTCTAAAACATCATCATTATCCCACATCAACTCTTCATATAACATATTGAGTTTTTCCATATCTTGATATAAGTCTGTGGGTTCATCCATGTTTGTAAAGTTCCTTTAAATGTAATTGGTCAGCAACAATCTCTATCTCTTTCATTCGTTTGAGATATTCTACTGACGATAAATTTCCGTCTCTAAAGTATTGTTTCTGTAGAGAACAGACATACATCATCAAAGAATCTTTGACGATGAGTTTTTGATCTGTTGTTAAAATTGCTGAGTTAAGTCCGATCACTTTGATTTCATTGTTTGTAACTTGGCAGTTTCAATATCGTCACTCTCGTCAGCATTAGTGTGACGAGTGACCTCTCTCAAAGTTTTAAGATAATCTAAAACGTGTTCTCTGATCTCCATGAGTTCATCAAAACATCCTTGATTATATGCACAACCTCTAAGTTTAGAGTCAGGTTGTAATACTGACTCTTCAAATAGAGTTAATGCTCGATCATACTTAATTTCGGGGGTTTCTTTGCCGATCATTTTAGTATTCGTTTGTGTATTCTATATCCATTGATGAATAGTAACCATCTTCATAGTCCAGTCCATCATCGTCAAGTTCATCCTCTATTACGTCCGTCTTCTTCGGTGTATTCATATTTTCTTTGGACTTTTTGTCCTCCATTTGAATCCTCCTTAAAGTAACGTTTGCTTCCTCTTGAACGTTTGTCTCGTAATGATTTACCATAACTGTTGTTACCGTACTCACTACCGCCTCGTCTAAAAGTTTTGCCCATGTCTTAATAAAAAAACAACTTTGAACTACATTTTATATAGTCTCATAATATGAGAACTGCATCGAATATGATGTGTTATTCGATACCAATATTGGAATTGTCATGAATGTTATCCCTGTAGATTGACTCAGGTTTTCCTGTCCTTATGTTAGGAATAGTATTGTCGTCACTATACTTAACACTAAGATCTTCATAGACAAATCCTACTCCTCGTAAGAAGTCATCAGTCTTTTCTACGATCTCTCCCAAAAATTCTGAATCGAAAGTTTTGGTCGTGGTCGTCCCGTCAGCATCTGTGGCTGTTAAAATAAATCTTGGCATGATAATGTATGTGGTCTTATATATTCTATCACATATTTTCTATTTGTGAAGCTCTTGGGGTCAGTTTGGTGGTTGGCATAAGCTCGGTCTCTTGTCCCACTTCCAATCCTGATACAATCCTTTACTATCAACATACATGAGAAATACTTGAATGTGTCTAGTACCTTGATATGGTTCTCTCCAATGGGGATAGTCTATGCCTTTGTATATGCATATATCTCCTACACCTAATTCTATTTGTATATTATGTCCATCACGTTCAAAAAATATAGGATACTTACATTCTTTTTCTAAACAACAGGTGACACCGTATTCACCACTTGGTCTATCTGTATGTCTTTCTAAAACTGATCCATGTCCATATATCCTACCATAAGAGTATGTTGGATATAATTTCTTACCAACTTTTTTCTCTATCTTTGGTTGCATATACAACATTAAACTCTCTAAGAATACTGGCGAATAATATCCAAAAGCATTATTAATGGTAGGGTCAGGTGGGTTGCCCATCATCACTCTCATAAGTTCCATACTCTGAGATAATACTTCACAAGTATCTTTACTAATAGCTTGTTTAACTACGTTTATCATGAAAAATTCATATTAATTACACATCTAAATGGTTTAGTTTTAGTAAATGAACTAGCATGAAATCTTACACCATCAAACATAACTAGTCGTCCTTTCTTAGGTGATACACGTTTTTTAATTGTCCAGTCGTTTTCATATGTTATTCTATATGACTCTTCCTCTGTGAATTCAGTAAGCTTTTGATCGAAAAAGAATGTATCACCATCACAATCATTTACATAATATATTGCTGACCAATGTGGTGTGTAGTTATCAGTATGAGGTGCATGATGTAATAGTTTAGACTGCTTATTACCTAGCATGAAATTAAATCTTAATCTCTCTAGTACTCTCCATTGAATACCAGTTGCTTCAGTAATACTTAATACCATAGGATATATTAATGGAAACCTAGGTGATACAGGTTTTTGAACTTCATATAACATATGAATGAATCCATCTACATTGCCTTCATGTTCATCTTCGTTAGTTACTATGCCCTGTCTAAAATGTAATGGAAAATCTTTTTCATTAACTATGTCTTCTATATGATTTGCATAATCTTTTGATATGAAATCATCTACAACTATAATATCATTCATATCACTCTCCCAAAAAATACTATAGTAAGCCTTGCTGTATCTTTATCATGTCCAAAAAATTTACCTGCACTATGCCATCTAGTTGAGTCAGATATAACACAACGATTCCATCTATTCTCTGCAATCATACTATGAACCCATCTATCTCTTATCTGTTGTCTTAATTCTGGATGTTTATTTCTTTGATCTGGATCAGAATTTACATCAGCTTGAAACTCATCACTATAGACTATATCTTGTGATGTATCTCTATCATCAAAAAATGTAGTTCCACATTGTTGTTTTGGTTTTATATTATTGAGATATATTATACCTGCTACATTCCATTTGGGGTCGTCATTATGTACCCATCCCTCTCCATATGTCTCATCTATTAATTGAAATGTTGCTTCTAAATGTTGAAATCCTTTATAATTTCTAGGTATATAATTTAGTAGTTTATCATGTATTGCATTAAATAAATCTCTGTCTAAATCTTCTATAAAATTAGTGCGAATACCTGGCCAGTTTCCTCTATCACCTTTAAAAAACTCTTGTTGTAATGCAAAGTTTCTTACAAGTGTTGGTGTCTCAAAAAAGTTATCTACTACTGTTAAAGGTAGTCTCATCTTGTCGTAAAATTATATGTTAAAACAATTCTTGTTGAATGTTCTTTAGGGCAAGAACTAGCATGAGGAAATGCTCCATCAAATACAAAAAATGTTCCTTTCTTAGGTGATACTCTGGTGATAATATCATCATTCCAAACAAGTGTATCACCATCACTATCATTCATATAATATAATGCCACTTGATGTGGAAAGTTAAAATCAATATGTTTATTGTTATGTTCTTCGTTACTATTATTCAAGGTCATTCCTAATCTCATTCTATGTAATGCACCTAACTTTTGATTTGTTCTATGTAAGTACTCAATAAGTGGTGACATGAATAAATCTTCTTGACCTGATCTCTTCTGTCCATTGACTAATAGGTTAGCAAAACCTGGTGTGTTTATTCCTTCTCCTTCCTCTACATAAGTGACATCAGGCATAAAATGCCAGTCAAAACTTAAGTCAGTTACCTTATTTAAAAGAAAATCTTGTTGTGACTTTGGAATAATATTTTCAATAGTTTGAATCATTTTTTAATTGATATGTTAAAGGCAATAGATACTCTATCTGTATTATCTATACACTTATCTACTGAGTGTGGTAACCAACCAGGAAATACAAACATCCTACCAGTTTTAGGTTTATATCTTACTACATCCCCTGTTAATGGTGTATGTTTTACTATTTCTGTATCAGTAGTTTTCATATATTGTTTATTAAAATCTTTGTAGAATATAAGATCACCACTATTCTCATTAGCTTGAACATAATATACACCAGATAAGAATGAACCATGATGTATATGTATTTGATTTGAGTTACCTTGATTATTAATATTACACCATAGATTATCTACATCAAAGGCAGTATATGGATTTAATCCCATGTCTTCTTTAACTTGATCTGCTATTTGAATTGCTACATCACATAATGGTGGTACATGAGATGATGGAAATACATTTGACTGCCATCCACCATAGTTGCTAATTTCTCTTCCTTCTGGAAAATCAATTTTTTTATTATATACTATATCTTTTAAATATTCATTATCAAGATTAGTATCAGTCCACCATACTGGTGTAGGAAAATATAAATCTAAGTTAATCATAATGCTATGGGTATGAAACTAAAGTTACCAGTAACTAAATTATTAGTTTGAATATCAAATCCAAATGTAATTCTTTTATCTGTATAATCTTCTAATACATCAACATAGTGATGTCTTTCACCAGGTCCAATATAAACATTGTATGGTGCATTCTTTATTCTATACAGTTCTTTTCCATTCTTTTTATCTTGAAATACAGTATCAGTATTTTGAGGTGTTAATGAGAAATAACCATGATAAGGAAAGTCATGTGAATGTGATTTAAGAACTTGATCTTTATCATGTATGTTCATCCACATTTGCATCCATACATTATCTTTTGGTATATTATGAACTTCAAAATAATCCTTTATACATTTTACAATAGCAAGATATAAATTATATGTATCCTTATTACATGAAGCTATACTAAAAAAATTATAGAGATAATAGAAACCAGTATCATGTGTTTTATCATTGAATAGATGTTCAAATTTAGACTTTGACATATCTACATATTGAATCAATTTATCATGATCTATATCACAATGGATAGGGTCTATTTCATATAAGTTGTAGTCGTTATTTACCATTTTGGATAAACAAATGCTGTTACGATGTACTTGTCATTTGATAAAGGGGTATTGCCTTTATGGGGGAACATAAAATTACAAGGAAAGCATAATACTTTACCTGTCTCAGGTTTTATTAATCTATTAAGAGTAATAAATTCTGTTTCACCACCCTCTTCAACATCATTAAGATATAATATAAAGGCAAGAAGCCTATTATACGTCATTTTGGATGTTGTGTCAACATGAGTTCCAAAGTGTCCTTCACCTTTTGGATACCTTCTAATAGAATAATCTCTAGATTCTATATCATATGGTATTGTATATCCATACTCTATTGAGTTTATTGTCTTGTCTATACATTCATATATTGTTTTACTACAAGGATTATCAGGTTCAATATAAGTCTGATCCGCTATCTTCATATTAGGATCAACAAAATGTTCTTCACCATCCCTACTTACTGTTCCTTGATGATGTTCCATCATATGATATTGATCTATAAGATAATTACATACATTTTTATCTGCTACTGTTGATTCAAAAATATAATCATTGAGATTACTTTCTCCTCTATGAATTGTAAATGGTTTCATTGTATGCAATATGCGTGTGACCATCTAAAATCACATGAGTCTTCTATGTAAGGTGTATGTGATATTTCTGTATCATATATTGTCATTGTTCCTTTCTTGCAAGGTGCTATTCCTACACATTCAAAACCATAGTGTCTCTCTTCATCTTCTGATAAATTTTTCCATCCGTCTAATCGTTTCATGTTAGTACATAACTCTCTTACTTCATTAAACAATTTGTGATCTGGATTAGCCATGAAATCATAGTATAATTTATTATCATCACCTTTAATAATATCACCATGATACTTGTATATCTTTGTTCCTGAGTCAGGGTTAGATGTGAACCATAAATTAGATACTAATCCCTTAGCACCATCTACATGAGGTAATCTAAAATAATCCCAAGGGAATGATTCATTTTTAAAATATAAATTACCCCACTCTGTTAGATGTAATTGTTCTACTGTCTTATCATCGAACCATGTTCTAAAATATCCTCTCATTAATCTAAACACTTCAAGACAACACCAATGTGGTAGGTGAATAGTTGCAAACGGATTTGGATCTCGGCAATCACCTCTATTTGTATCTGTCATGATAGGAAAGGTTGCTGCTAAATCTGTGTACATATCGAATGACCCTTCTTTAAATGGGTCATCAGTTATATAATAACCTATATCATCAGTTAATTTAATATACTGAACATCCCACTCTCTTGGCTCCTTGACCTTTATAAGGTCAGGGAACTCATGTTGCATAAGTAGAGTTCGGTAAAACATATCTGTTTTCATAAACATCACATTTGAATAGTCTAGCATTAATATTATATGTCATCACCATCCTTTCACCACCTATTTCATTCTTTTGACTTCTATGATTAACCCAACCAGGAAATATTAAAACTGTATTAGTAGGGCATTTAATTTCTTTCCACACTTCTTTCTCTGCATCATATGGATAACCTGTCTTATGATATTCTAATGGATCTTTTATTTCTATATTGCCTTGACCTTCTCCATCATTTTGCAAATAGGATGCTACAACTAACTCAATACAATTATGTGTATGTTCCTTAGTTTGTCCTCCTTTTATATGTCTATTGAACCATGATTGACTGATCTCACTCTCTGATCCTAGATAACCAAATTGATCCCACACCCAACCAAGACGAGGACCCAACCAATCATGAAATGGTTTTAAACATTCTTGATTATGAGGTTCTAAAGTATGTTCATACCTACCAACTCTTGAGGTAGTAGATTTAGGTATTGTTTCTACTTTAGTTTGATCTTCTTGTGCTGCCCAATGATTTAATGCTGCTTCATATGTTGGTCTAAGTTTTGGTAGTATTGTACTAAAGTCAAACTCATACTTAAAAACATAAGGATGCCATAAATGTAAACCTTGACCAGAATAATCTTCAGCGATTATCATAACTGAGGATATACTTTATCAGGGTCTTTTACTTTTACTTTATCTAATACAAATGTTTCTTGTGCTAATTTCAATCCATTGATAGCACCTTCTAATCTTAACATTTGATCTTTTAGTTCTTGTCTCTTACTAAAATCAATTTGTGTTACACCATAAGGATTTAATTTAGTATCTTTAAATTCCTCTTCTAGTTTAGTGCATTTTTCATGTGCTTGATTATATTGACCATTAAAGTTATTGATTAAATCATCAATACCTTCCATTTTAAATTCAGCAACATGATTTGCTGTATCTTCTGGTGTATGATCTGCAAATGGTTTTCCTGTATTAGGGTCTACAGCAGGTGCAGGGTTTTGCACGTTATCACCTGGTAACCCAGAAAATTGAATTTCACTCATAGTTTAAAACCTTTGTTACGATACTTGTTGAATACTGTCATCACTCTATTTAGTCTGTTCTGAACAGTATCTTCTGCAATAAATTGTGACTGATTAGCATACTCGAAAGACTCTTCCATCTGCCATTCTACATCACCTGCAGAGTCTATTATAGTATCAAAATTACTATTTTGCAAGTATTTTCTATGCATTGGAATATATTGTATCAATGGAGTTCCTGCTTTGACATGAGTTTCACCTTCTAATACATGCCAGAATAATTGTGCGTGTATAACATGCCCGTATTTTGGGTCTAAAAGACCCGTTGCTGCCGTAAATCTTTTTTCATTATTATAGTTTACTGGTAATTGTAATAGTACAATATCATTACTAGCTTTAACTCTCCAAGGAGTTTCTATCTTAACTACTGTCTTTAATGATTTACTAGGGTCATCTAATATTGGTTCAACTTGTGTTTCATCATGCTTACCAATATAAGCTCTTTTATTACCACCCATTTTAAATAACCAAGGTGCTTCCCAATCTACTGATATACCATCACCATTTGTTCTTATCTTAAAATCAGCAGGTGCAGGTACAATAAAACCTGATGACATTAAATTCTTAATGCCAGGACAATTAGCAGTTGATATTAACCCTGATACTGGGCATTTTGATCTCTTTCTTTCTTCTTGAACCCACGATCTTTTTTGATTACTAGCAGGTTTAATAGGATAGAGATCAGTAACACCAGGTTCTAGTGAGTAAAACCTTATCCAAGGTTTTCTATTAAGGAGTCCCATATATTTCGTCTCTCAAGAATTCATAATGTGTAGGTAATTGTGCAACGTATTTACTATAGTAATCTTTCCATTGCAAATACTTTCCTCTAACATCTGCTAATTGATCTAGTTCTAACCTATTCTCTTCTAGTTGATATAATGATCGTTTTAAATATGATGTAGATTTGATTCCATGACCTGCAGCTATAAATGGTATTCCATTCATGTTTACATGCCATCCTTCTCCTAGTGTAGATGAACAAAACTGTTCTATACTTTGATGCATAGGAACGTTTACTGTTACTGATTCTGGATTATAGAAGTTTTGTTGTGTACACCACCTCCAATATGGAGTATCAGTTCTCATAGAGAATGCATAATGCATTCCAACAAAATCAATAAAGTTATCAACTGTGTAATTACATATCCAGTTAAATCCTTCTTTCTCTGTTCTTGTTACATATCCATCCCTTTGATTTAAAACTGATACTAGTCTAAGTATATTCTCATGTGTTGTTAACAGACCAGTAGACTCTAATGGTTCTACAAATCCGTATGATAATCCTATACCAACTACATTATTAACCCATGCTCTTTCTCTTCTTCCATGTTGTATATCAATATGGAATAACTCTGCTTCATTTGCTCTCTTATCACCAACTTTATATTTAAGATGTTCTAGAAAATCATGCCTTGCTTGCTCCTTCTTACAAAATCTACTTGAGTAAACATATCCTTTACCAATTCTATTCCATAATGGTATATCCCATGTCCAACCGTTAGGCATAGCCCAACAATCAGTTACATTACGCATTTCTTTTTCTCTTGTCTCTTCTTCATAAGGAATGCGAGCAGCCCATGCACTATCATTCGCAAGTTTTTTATCACAAAGATAAAAAGGTATGCTCTGATATGTTCCTAATAGTTGTGACTTAAATCCTGTACAATCAATATATAAATCTGCCTGTAGTGCATTAACACCATCCATAATTAAGTAACTAATTGTATGGTCATTAGGTTGCTCATACATTGATTGATAACCAGTTATCTCTCCTTTAATATGTTGAACACCGTTAGGCAATGCAATTTTATCTCTAAGATAGATACCAAATTTTGTTGCATCTAAATGATATGCAGTATGTCTTGTGAAATCAAAATCTCTAGTTACACCATCACTATTTCTAGTTTGTTTATTCTCATTACATAAGAAAGTATTAGCACAATAAAATTCTGCAAACGATTCTGGTGGAAAATCTTCTGGATAATGTGTTGCTAGATGAGCCCATGTATTAAGTCCTGCGTTAGCAAAAGTAAAATCATAATTAGAATAAAATGGATATTGAAATACTTCTTCCTTTCCTTCTCTAAAGTTAGTAAATTGTATGCCATTTTTATATGTTGCATCACAAGCTGGCATCCAATCTTCATCTTTTAAATCTAACAGTTGTAAATATTGATTAAAATGACCTAAAGTTGATTCACCTACACCAATAGTTTTAATATCTGGTGATTCAACTAAAGCAATCTCTAACTGAGGACATAACTTTGATAATGCTGCTGCTGTCATCCATCCTGATGACCCACCACCAACAATAATTACACTTTCAATCTTACCCTTGTAAGGATCAAAGTTTTCAAACTCCATAAAATGATCTGGTTCAGTTACTTTCATAATAATCTACTGCAAAGGGAAAAGATTCTTGTAATTTATCATAGTGGTCAAAGTTGGCAACAGAGAAATATCCCTGTCTATTAAATTTACCATCCTTCTCTAGTAATTCTAGCATAACTCTATCAAAAGGGTTATAATTATGTCCTGCACATATGAAAGCAGCTCCATATAAATTGCCCATTGTCCAGTGTTCTAAAGGAAGTTTAGAATATGGATCAGATTCATACTCTTGAGTAAGATACTTCCAGTATGGTGTATCTTCTCTTGTAGAGAGATGATAATGCATTGCTACAAAGTTCTTGAAGTTGATAAACTTCTCTCTAACATATGTATTAAAGAAATTGATGTCTGCTTTTCTGATTACTGGTTGGGTTAACACCTTAGATGCTTCAATTAACCAGTCATGTACACTTAATAAACTATTACTCTCTAATGGTTCAATAAATCCACCACTTAGTCCTATTGATAATACTTTACCTCTCCAAGGTTTATCTGATAGTCCAGTTCTAAATTTAATTAATCTATAATCTGATAGAGTTTCTTTTGGATAACCTAAATGTTTTTTAAATTCTTCTAGTGCATCTTCATCACTCACAAATTTAGATGAGAAATTATATCCTGTTCCGATACGACTTCTTAATGGAACATTCCATACCCATCCATTGTCCATACCAGTGCAATTAGTATAAACTCTTTGTTGTTCACATTTATTTGTATAAGGTAATCTTACTGTCCATGCTCTATCGTTAGGTAATTCTTTATCAAACTTATCCCAGTTCTCATAGTCATACATTTCTGACAGTAGACTCTTAAATCCTGTGCAATCTACAAACAAATCATAATCTTCATTGAGAATACTTTTATCAACATGTTTAATGATATGATTGACTTTCTGACATTTATTAATTCTTAACCAGTTAGCAAACTTTGCTGCGTCTATATGATATCCTCTATGTACTTTATGATTATAAAAATCAACATCCTGTTGAATAATTCTATTCTCTACAATAGATTTGTATTGAGGGCAATAGAACTTTGCAAAAGTATCTACAGGACAATCTGTTAATGTTTTATTTACAAACCAATTAGATATAGCTAATGATTCGGTTTCTATGATGTCTATAAAAGGATAATGAAATGCTCCTTCTGTTGCAGAAAAATTTTCAAACCTGACACTATACTTGTAAGTAGCATCACATTCTTCCATCCAATCGTCAGGTTTTATATCAAGTAGTCTTAACCAATCTGAAATAAATTGAGTAGTAGATTCACCTACACCTATAGTAGGAACGTTAGGTGACTCTATTAATGTAAGTTCTTTATCAGGGTTTAAATGCGAAAAGGTGGCTGCGGTCATCCAACCTGCAGTGCCACCTCCTACGATGCAAATTTTATTAACCTTCATAATATAAGCAATCTAGTATATATTATACACTATGCATTTGGATCTGTCCACCCATCATATCTCTTCCATGCAGGTAATTCCTCATAAGACATTTTAGGGAATTTATCTACACCTGGTTCTTCTGTCTCTGAATATGATTTCAATTCCGTTGGTGTTGCTGGTACTGATTTAGCAACTGGTTTGGAATAAGTCCCCTTCACATTTTTTACATGCTGATACCACTCTGCATCTGTTGCATCTAAACTTTTACCTGCTGCGATGTCTCTGTAGAGCATGTCTAATTGTTCGCCCACCTCTCCATACGCAACTTGGCGAGCCATACCTGGATCAGTATAACTACCATCCCTCTCAATCCACACCATTTTACCTTGTGCGGGTGAGTACTCTAGAGTCCAATCTAGAGTAATGTTGTCATTGTCTACGTCAACCCAGACGAACTTAGCATCTGGACCATTATAAATTTCAAATTCTTGACCAGGTTCGACAATTTGTAATGCACGACCTTCAACTGATACTAAAACTTTTTTCATTTGCCTGAGTAATACCTCTTTGTTATTTATAAGTAATGTGTTACAACAACTAAGCCAGGTCGTCCGTTAGAACCCCTATGACTGTTAAAGTAACCGCCATTTCCACCCGAACCTGGTGGTGAATGACTTTGATGATTATGACTGAAGTTTCCTCCTTGAGGGTGACCACCTGCTACACAAGCACCCCAGAATCCTCTTCCAGAGTTGGCATTTGATGATCCTCCATCATGATGTTGATCTCCACCACCACCATAGATGTTTAGATTACCCCCTGATCCAATGCCTCCAAGACCACCGTTGTGTTGATGATTTCTGTTGGCACCATAACCACCAGAAGCTGACAAATAAGATCCGAACGATGAGGATCCCCCATTGCCAGCACCTCCTCGATAATATGTTCCACCTGCTTCTCCTGATACGCTTACTGATACTGTTGATAGACCTTCAACATTTATAATCTCTTCGGAGTAGCCACCTGCTCCTCCACCTTCACCGTGACCACCGCCACCTCCTCCACCTCCAATAACTTGGACGTGAGCATAACGAACTCCTGATGGACGTGACCATGTGCCACCTGATGTGAACACACTCATACTAGTTAGGTTTCCTTGAGGTCCCACATATGTTTCCCAGTAACCAGAACTACCATTAGATTTTAACACCTTACCTGATTGACCAGACTGTGATGGTAAAAATCTTGCTGATTGATTACCAGTAACACTACCATCTATTTGTAGAGTGTTAACTGTTAATTTTTCGTCAGCACCATTTGTAGTGTTGATTTCCCAATTAGATCCATTTCTGATAAGTCCACACGTACCAGACACATCATATATGTTAAGGACTTTTAAACTACTCATTTATTTAAAGTGTGTAACAACGACTAAACCAGGTCTACCGTTAGACCCTCTATGTGAGTTAAAGTAACCACCACTACCACCTGATCCAGGTGATGAGTGTGATTCATGATTATGACTGAAGTTTCCACCTTGAGGATGTCCACCTGCTACAGCACCACCCCAGAATCCTCCACCACCAACTGATGAACGACCATGATGAGAGTCTCCTCCACCACCATATATGTTTAAGTTTCCTCCAGAACCTGTTCCTCCTAAACCACCACAATGTTGGTGATTTCTATTAGCACCATATCCACCTGATGCTGATAGGTAAGAACCGAATGAAGATGAACCTCCATTACCTGCTCCACCTCTGTAATATGTTCCTCCTGATTCTCCTGATACTGTAACACTAACAGAACTTATACTTGTAACGTCTATAACTTCTTCTGAATATCCACCTGCACCACCACCTTCTCCATGTCCACCGCCAGCTCCACCGCCACCGATAACTTGAACTTTAATAAATTTAACATCTGATGGTCTATTCCAAGTACCTGATGATGTAAAGACACTCATACTTGAGATGTTATCTGCAGATGGGGGATCTGCCCAATAAGGACTTGTTCCATTGGAATATAACATCTTACCATTTTGACCAGAGTGTGATGGAAGTATGCTGTTTGTAGATCCAGTTATACTACCATTAATCTGTATTGTTCCTGGTATCACCAATGTGTTATTCATCTGCACAGTGGTAGCTGACAGAACGAAGCCAGTATTCCCTGTCAAATCTTTAATAGCAGCAACTCGTAGTGTACTCATTTTCTATCCGATTTATAAAACTATTTAGGTGTAAGGATCAGAACCTATCATATATAGCGTAGCTCCTGACAATATGCCTAGAGTGTAACCATTACCAATAGTAACGTCACCTGCCATATACCCAACTTTAAATTCATTACCTATTGATGGATCTAGATCAATGTTTTCTTCAATGGTATCATTGTTACATCTAATCTGTCCTTTATCACCAACAACAGCACCACCAGCTCCAACTTCAATCCATCCTGCACTACCAGATCCATCATCATTTGCATATACTTCTGCACTATCAGCAGTAGTATTAAAACGCATAGTTCCTATAGAAACACCTGATGGTCTTTGAGCTTCGGTTCCTGTTGGTAATCGGAAAACACTATTAGTATTCAGAAAACTAAGAGTAGTAATAACTGCCTCTGTAGTATCTGCTATTTGGTTTCCGCTAATTCTGGTAATTGCCATAGATTATACCTCTAACCCCTTGTATTTATTTAGATAGGTAATTCAACAATATGAACTGTATCAGTTGCTAAAGGTGCATCTCCTGATCCAAATACAACGTTAGCACCATTACTATCAACTGTATAATTAGTGCCACCAACTTGTGCAACACCATTTAAGTATACTAGTACTGAACTAGCACTGTGCTGAATAGGACCATTAGGACCTGGTGTATAAACTGTCAGTGCGAATGTTAGTGTAACACCGTCACCAGTATATGTTCTGGTAATATACTTATCAGAACCAACACCACCATTACCAGTAACAACTAAGTCACCGTCAATCAATATATTACCAAGTGCTTTGACTCTATAGTATTGGTTAGGTGCAGTTCCTAAACCAAGAACAGTATTACCACTATATTCTTCTATATTAATATCTTTAGTGTTTGTAAGACCAAACTCTTTCCACTCTTGATTAAAGTAAATCCATCCAAGTGATTTACCAGGATTCCAGTTAATATTATAAACTAAGTCACCGTCACCTGGTGTATTATAGTTTGTTATAGATGATAAATCAGGTGCGTTTCCTGCTGCATTTTCTGGTGCAAGTAACGTCTGTTTAATAACAGTACCATCTTGGTTATAATATGAAATTTTTCTTGAAGACAAGTTGTCTTGGAATGTTGTTTGCTTCTGGAATGTAACAGGACCTGCAAAAATAGATTCTAACTGGTTTGATGCACCACCAATAACTGTTAGTTTATCAGTTAACACCAATTCAGAGAACGTTTCAATAGTTGTGTTCTCTTCACCAATAACATTCAACTGTGCAATATCTTCGTTAGTTATTTGACCTGTAACTGGGTTGATAACCTGGTTACCGATGAATAGGTCACCGTTGGAGTTAAGACCAGAGTAGAAACTGACTCCTCCTTCTTCCTTAATTGACTGAGAGAATCTAACTTGGTTTTGTGATAGAGTCTCGACCTGTGTCTGAGGGAATGCTGTGGAGTAGTTACCTGGACCGAAACCGAGGTATTCAAACGTATGGTTACCTGATCTAAGGATTGAGTGTCGTCTAAACTCAACGTTGATTGGTGCGACTGTTCCATCATTGTTCTCCCTAATATTAATTTTACGAGTTTCCTCATCACCTGCTCTTGCAGTTAATTCAATATTAGATAATCTTTTGTTAACTGAGTCATAGTTAGGTGTAGTACCTGGTTGTGTCCAACCTGTGTCTGTAAGTAAGAACTCTGTGCATTCTTTAGTAATTGATCTTTGAGGATCCATTGCAGGTGGAGTTGCTCCATCTGTTGCGTTAACTAATCCAATAGTAACGTTATCAGCTATGGATACAGCAGCGTCAGGATCAGCAAGTGGATTATCTCTGTCAAATGTAGGATAAACTTCGTTAACATTCTGAGAGAAGAATCTATCATTGAAATTAGATGTACTTGGTGCTATAGATGCACAAAGAAGAGTTAGATAGTAGATACCATCTTTAGTTCCTCTTTCAAATTCTTGAATAACATTTATATCATACAAATAGAAACATTTATCTAATGAATATGATGTAGTATCACTATTCAATGGTTGCATAACATAACCAGAGATAGGATCTCTTGGTAATGGATTAGTCTTATCTTTATCAATTACGTATCTTACACGATATGTTCTGTCAGCAAGGTTTCTTGGGTCAGGTATTCTCTTAAGGAATGTAGTTGGAGTAAAGTTAACAGTATTATAAGTGGTATTAACTGATAGTGTAGTGTAAATTGTATTGTTTACAGAACTAACTGCAAGATACCATCCACCAACTTGACCTGCTACACCATTAATAGTATATGTATTTGCATCATATTGTATTGGTGAACCAGCTGTTCCTGCAGCAGCACCAGAAACACTAGGACCATAAGGTGATATTGAAGCATAATGAACAGTTGCTTCACTAGCACCAGATGCTACAAGTAAACAGTTAATCTTATCTGCTACTGCACTTGCTCCAGTACCATCTTGTCTAGCACCAATAGTATAACCTTGAACTCTTGTTGTTGGTGCTGACTGTTCAACCACATAACCATATAAGTATAGTCTTGTGCCTGGTGTTCCACCTTGTCCTGCTAGTGAGGAGTTAATTGCTTTTGTTCTTGGTATATCAATGTTAACCCAGTTAACAGATGTCTCTTCTCCAAAAATAACGTTTTGACTTGCTAAGTCTGCTGTATTAACAACAGTAAGAGTTATAACTCTTGTATTAGTATTAACAGCACCTACAGTTGCACCCTCACCTATTCCTGTTCCAGAAACAAGCATACCTTCAATAATACCATTGACACTACCATCATTAGCTAGTGTTATAGTATTAGCACCATTACTACCAGTTGCTGTGGTAGAAATAACATTCAATGATTTAGGTGGAATAACATGTGTTAATGCACCTGATTTATCTTTAGAGAATGATTTCTTTTTAAATCCTGCTGCTCTTAACGCTGTATTACCAAAGTTACTGTTACTATTAGTAATTGACATGTCAGCACCACGCTCACATGTAAAGTGTCCATAGTATCCAACAGCGAACACTGAAACCGCTTGAACGAATGCATCATCAGATGCAACAATATGTCTATGTCCCCATCCTTTTCTATATTCAGCATATCCATCTAAGTGTGCACCGTCTCCTGCGGTTGCCACATCATAATTACCAGTCGAACTATTATATCTTACAAATGCTCTATCATCTTTTTGTAGTGACAGTCCAGTAAACTGTGCCACAACCATTGATTTGAAACCAGTTGCTTTAGCACCGTTTGCATGCATACCATTCATACCCCACACTGATCTTAGTGACAGGTTAAATGCGTATGGTGATGCAGAGTCAACTGTATCAATCTCAGTTTTAACTCCAATGTTTGTACCTACTGCGTTACCAGTTGGTTCACTTGACATCTGATATGTAAATACGTTTCCAGATGCAGATGTAACAGTAAATGATCCGTTATATAAACTTGCGTCAACTTCTGACTGAGGACCTGTTGATCCAGTAACACCACTAACGTTGATGTTTACACCAACAGAGAATCCGTGATTTCTTGGGTTGTCAAACTCATCAACAGTAACAGCAGTTGCAGTGTTACCATTTCTTGTAATCTGTAATACCCTATATTCATCAGAAATAGGACCAACGATTCTGTTTTCCTCAACTCTTGCCTGTATTTGGTCTGCACTTGGGTCACCTGATGTATCGGGAATTGTTGCGAATGCTTTTGATACCTTTTGGTAGTATATATCTAAGTCAGTTCTTTCTAAGATATTAGGAACGGCTGAGTAATCAGCGTTTGGAACTGTTCCATTAGATATAAGACTTGATAAAGTATTAAGACCATCAGCAAACTCGAAACATGTGAGTCTATGATGAGAAAACTTAGGTGCTAATGTCTCTGTAGAATCAGGTTTGAAATATACTCCTTCCTCTGCTCCGTCAAAGAATGAGAACTGCCAGAAATATGTACCACCAGTTACCTTGAAGATAGCTGATCTTGGTGGTATTTGATCTTCGGTGTTAATACCTTTTGCAGCATAGATTGTTGGATATGGAATATATTTTGGAATAATTTTTGTACGACGTAGGTCAGTTCCAACAACAGAACAACCTCTGGGAACTATAATACCACCTTCAGTCGAGTTAAATTTATAAAGAACGTTATTAGGTGAAGTTAAATCTAAGTTTGAGTTTTCATCAATAGGTGCAACGTTAGTATATAATACTTCGCCTGGTCTATTATCAATCACATACTCAGCAGGATAGAGCATGATACTAAAAGCATCAAACTCGTCATTACTTAAACCAACTCTATATGAAAATCTTGCTACCTCTAGAAATGCCCTTTGGAGTGATTTGAAAGGACGCAATGCAGAGTTACCCCTATTATCAATAGCATCAGATGCGTCAAAATCGTCAGGGTTTACGTAGATTATACGTCCAGTTCTGGACGTAATAATATTCTTTAATCTCGTTAGGGACATTTAACTATTCGCCTTTTAGTTATTTATTATGGTGCACCGCCACCGCCACCATCAGAGCCAGCAGTGTAAGTTTGAGTTGGGAAGCTGGTTGTTGAATCCTCGAATCCTATCAAATTAAATACATTATTAGCAGTCGTGCTTTTAACAACAACTGTCTCACCAGGTCCGATGACTAATGAAGTGATTCTATCTACTTCATTATTACCATTAGTAGTACCTAAAGTGATATAATGTGAAGCTTCTACTGCTGCTGAATCTACATCAATAGAGTTTACATTA